ACAAAGAATCTAATGAAGTCCGCTTCTGGCACATAGCAGCCCTAGAGACAGTGGCGTAAAGTCATGGAGGATAGGTGGGAGGAGGTAAAAATCCTCTCATACAAAAATATGTAAAATCGATAACGGCTGGAAATCATTCAATATTCGCACTATCAGAAGCTGGCCAGCCAGCCGCAGCACTTTCTTGCATACGACGAGCCTGCGGTTTCATTTATCTCCGACCGGAAACTTCTTATACAGTGTCGATACACCAACATCATAGATGATCGCCACCTTCTGGCGAGGAATTCCTGCTGCAATTAATCGTCCGGCCTGCGCCCATTGTTCTGGTGTAAGTTTGGGACGACGTCCACCAATTCGTCCCTGTGCGCGAGCAGCTTCCAGTCCAGCTTTTGTTCGTTCAACAATCAGTTCACGCTCCATTTCAGCCAGGGCACCCATCACATGAAAGAAAAAACGCCCCATTGGTGTGCTGGTATCAATTGAATCCGTCAGACTACGAAAGTTGATGCCTCGTTCGCGCAACTCCTCCACCAACACGACAAGATGCCGCATACTACGCCCCAGCCGATCCAGCTTCCAGACAACCAGAGTGTCACCTGCCGATAATGTCCTGAGCAGTTTTTTCAGTCCCGGCCTTTCGGACTTTGTGCCGCTTATCTTGTCTTCAAAAATCAGCTCGCATCCTGCACAGTTCAGCGCATTACGTTGTAGATCTGTGTTCTGGTCATTTGTTGATACGCGTACATAGCCAATAAGCATGGTAGATCCCCCTGACAAAAGCAGGAATGATGCCATTTGCTCGTTATTTCTGCATTTTCATAAACGTTGGTTTGGGAGAAGGCTCTGCATTACCTGTTGGTGTCCCTGTTCCGTGGCCTTCAGCCACTCCGCCAACAGGCTGGCTGAAATGCAACGGTGCGGCTTTTTCTGCTGAAGAATACCCGGAACTGGCAAAGGCTTACCCGACAAATAAATTGCCTGATTTACGTGGTGAGTTCATTCGTGGCTGGGATGACGGGCGCGGGATTGATCCAGGTCGCTCTATTTTAAGCGAGCAAGGATATGCAACGGAGGATCATGCTCACGGATTACCGTCAAAATCAACCGTAGCAACTGACAGCTCAATTAATTTCTACTTTGACGAGGCATGGGCTACTAGTGGTAATACGGGAGTTATCAGATGGGGGAACACAAGCGATGCAGGATTGCCAGCCCCTAATTATGGAACTTTTAAAACATATAAACAGTCCGTAGCTAATTTAGGTACTGCTGGCTTAGAAACCCGCCCTCGTAATATTGCATTTAATTATATTGTGAGGGCGGATTAATTATATCAACTGGCTGTAGAAAGTTGTTTTTCAGGCCAGTTGAGATCTGGTGCCGTGGTTAAATCCATCGCGTTCAGCTCGTCTATATAATCTAGCACGGAGTTAAGCTGCGTGGTTTCTGCCTGCGTCAACTTCCGTCCAGCCCGTAATTTCAACTGAATCAGACTAATGGAATCCATCGCAGTATCAATCAATGACTGACGTTTTGTTTCTGCTGCCTCTACAGCTGCACTATGTTGAGCCTCAGTATCAACCACCCATTTCTCTCCATCCCATTTGTCGTATGGTGTTAGCGGGGCGATAGTGGTTGTATTTTCCGGATAGTCACCCAACACCGTGATTTCTTCGGGATTCCCAGTGTCAATGCTATAGACAGTTTCGCCACGATGATCTGGCACATACTCCCATGAACTTAAATCCTCTGAACGGAGAATCGCATAACCTGCTTTATGTGAGCCTGGAGCATCCAAACAAGAATGTGCCGGAATACCAACGCCAACAGCAAGATATTCAGTTGATGCAGAAATATATTCCCGATTACCACCATCATAGTTATAAACGATAATGTTTCCTGCCTGTATGGCTATAAGTTCGCTATTTAATATCGCATTATCCATTATGCTGCTCTCACAATATAATTGAAGGCAATGTTACGTGGGCGGGTTTCATTCCCCCCAGATAACTCCGTTCTGTATTGACTGGTAAATTTACCATTAATCGCTCCTTCTTGGACGGCGTTATCTGTCGACAACAGACTATCCCCCCCTCTGTCATTTGGCACCAATACCGTGTTATCCCACGCGTCCCATGACCGAATATTATGATAATGACTTCCTGTTAACCACCCCTGTATGCTTAAGATGACCCTTCCCGCATCCACACCTCGCCCATCATCCCAACCACGGATAAACTCACCGCGTAAATCAGGTAATTTTAACGTTGGGTAAACCTTTGCCAGATTTGGGTACTTTTCAGAAGAAAATGCTGCACCATTGCATTTCAGCCACCCCGTTGGTGGTGTGGCTGAGGGCCATGGAACAGGTACACCAACGGGCAGCGCCGAGCCTTCCCCTAAACCAACGTTTTAGTCTTAATCCCTACCTATACCAACGATGTATTTTTAACTAAACAAAGAGGTTGTTTTTCATGCAAATTGGCTACATTCGTGTGTCAACAAATGACCAAAACACAGATTTACAAAGAAATGCACTGAACTGCGCAGGATGTGAACTGATTTTTGAAGATAAAATAAGCGGAACAAAGTCAGCCAGACCAGGCTTGAAAAAGCTGCTCAGAACGTTATCAGAAGGAGATACGCTGGTTGTCTGGAAGCTGGATAGGCTTGGCAGAAGTATGAAACACCTTATCACGCTTATAGAGGAGTTGCGGGAAAAAGGTGTTAATTTCCGTAGTCTGACAGACAGTATTGACACATCAACACCCATGGGGCGTTTCTTTTTTCACGTCATGGGGGCTTTAGCAGAAATGGAACGTGAATTAATTGTTGAGAGAACACTGGCCGGACTGGCAGCTGCACGCGAACAGGGACGCATTGGCGGACGTCGCCCGAAGTTGACAAAAGAACAACATGAGCAAATAGCGAGGTTGATCGAAAATGGCTACAGCAGGAAACAGTTGGCAATTATTTACGATATCGGTGTATCGACGATTTATCGTTATCATCCTGTAGAGAAGCGCCAAACTCAATCTGAGCTGTAATTCTAATGCCGCGTCGGTGTAATTTATCTTGATAGAATAGGTACATTTATCGCGCGGCACATCAATTCGATGTATCTAGCGCCTGCTGACCGCTAATGAAAACTGTCCTCGAAATGTTGTCCCTAGCCCGAGACTAGGGTATCACCTCTGGAAAGCATACGCAGAACCTTTTTTAACCCAGGGTGCCCAGCCTTTTTGCTGCTCGCCTTATTCGCAAAAATTAGCTCACATCCTGCGCTTTCAAGTGCTTTTCACTGCATAGCTGTGTTTTGTTCATTTGTCTATATGCGTACATAGCCTATTAGCATATTTTCTGCCCACTATCGTTATTTATTGCAAGCTACAGGTTTTAATTAACAAAACCAGTGTGTGTGGAAATCACAAAGTGCATACCGTTCTCAGATGTTGTTCAACTTACTGTTGTATAGGTAAAAAATGACATTTTATGTACATATCGTGATGTTATCCCTTCTTGGTGGGGTGTATTCGTATTTGAGTGGGCTATGTGAAAACCGTTACGAGTCTTCATGCAAGAAATTGCTGGCCGAATGTATTTCCGCCGTACTTGCTGGCTTTATTGGCATGTATCTCGCGGAATATAAGGATATGAATGAAAGCCTTCAGAGCTGCATGGTTCTTATTTTCAGCGCCAATAGCAGGCTTATTATTGAAGGTTCCAAAAGTCGGTTGAATAGGTAAGTCTCTTATGCAACATAACCGGTTGAGAAGTTACTTTGCATACCATTACCTCCTGACAACGTAGGAGGGAACTTGTGCTTGACACACAGGAATTAGCTCCAGTTGCTATTGCGCTCCTGCTTTCAGTAATTGGTGGGATAGGCACGTTCCTGATGGATGTCCGAGACGGTCGCCAGTCTGGCAATTTGTTGGGATTGGTTACGGAGATCTTTGTTGCAGTGACAGCTGGCGCGGTGGCGTACCTATTGGGGCAACACGAGGGCTGGGAGTTATCAATTACGTACTTAATGGTAACGATAGCCAGCAATAACGGTCATGAGGTGATTTCAGGGATGAAACGAGTGAATATCGATAGCATTCTGAATGTTCTTACAAGTTTGGTGAAAAAGGGAGGTGGGAAATGATTGGCTGGGGTGTATGCGCTCTTGCGTTAGCCTTAGCCGATCGCTATTTGCTAAAACGCAAGGACATCACGCATTTAGAACTTGGTGATGTGGAAATTAAACCGGGTTTCATCCGGGTGCCGTTCAAATACCGGTCTAAATTCCCGTTTTTGCGCGGCGCAACGGTCAGATATTGGATCCGCGATGTTCAGAAACCGACGACAGTGATTGAAGGCGAACAACGTTGTTTGACGTCGGCTGAACAGGGCGAAAACAGTGAATGGTTGTACATACCCACTGAATATATGGGTAAAGGAGAGCGACTGTGGCATTTCAACGTCATGGTTACGCATGGCGACTCGTTCATTAACCCGTTGTATCGGATTTTCCCTGTTACTCAGCAAATCCGCAGAAGTTACGTAATAAATCTCGCACAGGATGTGTCAGATGACGAAAAATAAGTATGCAACGGTCGATTTTGACCAGGTTAATGAAAAGGGGCTGAAATCCCTTATCGCGGCGATCAATAAAACCGGTGTTACGGTAATTGAGGTTGACTCCAGCAACCGCGCAACAACGAAAGATGGCGTTAAAGTTAAAACCGCAAAGCTGGTTCTTAACGACGGACAAATTCTTGCCATACAGGTAAACGATACTGGCGATATATCGTCTGTGAGGCTGAATGGAAAAGCTATTCCTAACGCTCAGTCGCCGGATATCAAGACGCTTGGTACCGTCATGGGGCAAGCGGCCCGCAAAAACTCCGCAAAATTCCAGAAATCACTGATCGCCAAAGCGAAACGTGTTGCCAATCCGGTAGACAAGAAACCGGCAGTAAAATCCAACTTTCAGCGCCTGCAAGAGGCAAAACAGCGGAATGCTCAGGTGGTTGCCGCTTATAAATCAGCGCAGAACTCGGTGTCTTTCAATCAACAGCAGATCACTGATTTGCGGGCGAAGCTGGATAAGGAGACAGGCCGACTCAATAACGAAAAGGCCCGAAATGGCGAACTCAAACGCCGTCTTAAGCAACTGAAAGCAGGAAATTAACATGGAACAGTTCAATATCAATAAAGGGGTGACGATCAAGCCTGGGCTTGACGTGCTTCCCCCGCCAGTGACTGATGATGAATATCGCGCATTAATGGCCGGTGAGGACCGCTATCTGATGACGGAATCCAACACCCTGGAAGAAATCGAGGCTACGTTCTTCTATGACACGCCGATCCACTGGTGTGCTACGGATTTACTGGAGGCGATTAGTTCTACTCGTTTGCAGCTACACCGGACCATGCAGGCATTTGTCCGGGCATTGAACCAGAAGCTGAATGGTACCGGAATCTCTGCGGGGAGTGATAAAACGGGGGATGTGGCCCAGAACGGTGCACGCGCGATCGGCGGGGCTGAAATTGGCCGGGCACGTAACGTTAACGGGCTGCCGGTTCTGCCAGCCATTATTCCGCTCAGTGATGGTCAGACTATCAGCATTCTGTTTCATAGCCCGACAGCGGAAAACCGGATCACCAATAGCGATACGCTGATTGCTTTCCAGTTCTTACTGAATAAAAAAGACGTTACTCATACCGTTGCTCCGATGAGTGGACGTGATATGACGCTGGCGCAGGTCACCATGAAACTTGCCAACCTTGCAGAGAAAAACTCGGCAAAATTCCAGCGTGCGCAGAAGAAGAAAAAAGCCCTGGTTGATGAAATAACCCAACTACAGGCTGACAGTGACCAGAAAGAGGATGCCATGAGCGACCTCGCGGATCAGGTGGCAGCGGTAGAAGGGCAGAAGGTAGATTTGGAGCAGAAAATTAACGCTGTTGCATCGGAAGCGGATTCTCTTTATGAAGAGAATGAGCGTTTGCAGACGGAGATTGATCAGCTCAATCGCACTGGTGGGCGCGAAACCATTGCTCCTGCGGGGATGACTGGTGGACACTCTCGCGCGATGACGGATCGCCTTGCAAGTATCAAAAATCGTATGCATATGAACGGGGAAGTGACGCTCAGTAATGGTGCATCAATGAAGCAATTCATTGAGGACGGTGAAGGGTATATCCAGTTAACCGATTCGGATGGCAGCGTGTACATGATCAAGGCTAAATCCATACAGGGCGTGGACATGGCAGATGCGATCGGCAAGCTGTTTAAAGCCTATAAAGCGGGTAATGTATCGGAATACCTGGTCCAAACAGAAGAACATAAACCGGAAAAGGTCGAACCTGAACCAGCGGAGGATACCGGTAGCTCTTCGCCTGAACCAGAAGTCTCTGTAGGTGCATATCGATATGCCCTGCAAATGCGTCCGGCGGCCCCTGGCGCAATACCTGAAGGTAATAAAGCAATTCTGCCGCGCCCTGATGAAGGTGACCCGTATTATGAATATGCACGCTACGGCATTGCTACTTACGATACCCCGATTTCTGATCAGCAAATGAGTGAGTACGACCTGAAGTTATTGCCTCGCGAGGATTCTTTCGACTTCCTGGCGAAGACACTTACTAATGGTCCGTTTGGCAAATATGCACAAAAAGCTCTGGAGCTGGCCACCAGCTCACCAGACGAGTTCCGCGTAATGCTGAAAACTCAGTTTCAAAAAACTTTCCCCAATATTGCGTTTCCTGGGGGCGCTGGCACCGAGAAAATGGTGCAGAGCATGATCAATGCATTGCAGGCCGAAGTCGGTGAGATTACTCAGCCAGAACCGGCCCCGGCACAGCCTGATGAAACGGTTAGCGAAGCAGATGCAGAGGCTAATAAAGCCATTGAATATCTCAATAACGTGATGGATATGCAAAGCACTGACATGGCGGAGATCCGTAACGCTCGGGGCAATGTCCGGGAAGCGATTGCAGCCCTTCAGGCTGCCGGACGTTTTGAGGAAAACGAAGAGCTGGTTAACGGCGCAGCTCGCCACCTGGCTGATCTGTTGGTAGCAATCCAGAAAGCGGGGGTAGCGGCATGACACTATCAGCTATTGAGTTAATGGATCTCAGCGATAAGTTGGATGCTCTGATGTCCAAAGCGGCTACCGCGAGTGGCATGGAGTTGCTGGATATCAGCGATGAAATTGACCAGATCATGCAACAGATGGGGTACGGTGTGTCCGGCGGCAGTAGTGGCGAGGAAAAACAACCTTCGGTACATGATGGTGTGCCAAAACTGGTTGCTGATTTCCTGGCTGATAAATTCGTCGATCAGAGCACCGATGCATTTATCGGTACCTTGCAGGATTTGAGTCAATATGTTGGCACATACATCGACCTGGACCAGGTTAAACAGCACACGGCGGCATGGATAGCCGCCAACATTAAAGAGGCAGCATAAGGCGTAACAGGGATGAGCTTAAGCGATCAGGTGGTGATGGCCACCAGCATAGAAACGCTGATCGAGCTGCTAAAAAACCTGCCCGATTACGGGCGGGTTTCGTATGTGGTGACAGCGAAGGGAGACGAGGTAAAAACAGCGTTTGATATCGTCGATGCCTCAGCTCTTTTGGTATCCAATACTCTGGATGGGAAAATTAATCCAGACTATCCCCAGGAACTTCAGCCGCGCGACCGGACCCGCGCATCCAGCCTTCTTCAGGTCAACCAGATATCCAAGGATTTGCGTCCTGCCCAGCTTACCGATTCCGGTTTATCCAGCCATGGCGCGCCGATAATTGGTGAGGACAATGCCATTGAGTCAGGTAATGGACGGACCATGGGGATCATCAAAGCCTATCAGGACGGCAATGCGGATCGGTATCGTGAGTACCTGATTGAACATGCGACCGAATTCGGAATACGACCTGAAAAGGTTGAATCAATGACGGCTCCGGTACTGGTGCGCCGCCGGTTAACGAAGGTTGACCGTGTTCAGTTTGCCAAGGACTCAAATATTTCTGATCTCCAGGAAATGGCAGCCAGTGAAAAGGCTTTTGTTGATGCCGACAGCATAACTCCGGCGATGATGGCGCTGTTTAACCCATCAGAAAGCGGAGATCTGCTTAGCCGCAGTAATGACGCGTTTATTCGCGGATTCATGACGCAAGTTGGTGCCACACAGGCTGCTGGCCTTGTAACGGAAGATGGGCGACCAACACGGCAACTTGTTGACCGTATACAAAACGCGATCTTTGCCAAGGCATATAAGGATGCGCGCCTGGTAAGAATGGTTGCAGAAGAACCTGATCCGGATATGCGTAATGTTCTGACGGCGCTTAATGCGGCAGCCAATGATTTTGTCCAGATGCAGGCTTTATCAGGAGAAGCGCACAAGCAGGCTGTGACAACTATTGTTGATGGTATTGAGACAGCGGATAGTCTCGATAAAAAGGCGCTGGCGGCATTGAAAGATGCGGTAGACCTGGTAAGGCAATCGAAGGAGTCAGGCCAACATATTACCGATGTTATTGCTCAGGGGGATATGTTCAGCGAAACAGCCCCGGAAGTGAAAGCTCTCGCGTTGTTCATCGTCGCGAATAACCGTAGCGCGAAGCGTATGGCCACCGCCTTTAAATTGATGGCTCAACGTATCAATGATGAGTTACAGCACCAGGGCCAGGCGCTGGGGGATATGTTTGGCGGTGGTGATGTGTCGTTACAGGATATCCTTCGCCAGGTGTCTCAGGAACTGGAAAACGAAGGCATGCAAGGGATATCCGGCGGTCTTTTCGAGTCCGTTTCCGGCGGTAGTTACAACGGTGTTGCTCCGTATACCAGTTTGCTATTACATCGGGCATCCGGCATCAAAGACATTATTCATCTGATCAGGCTGCTTTCCCGCACAGATCCCCAGGATGAACAGCTTGTACAAGTGCTTGCGCATTTTGTTCGAATGCCTGTTGCCGACGTGAAAAAATGGTGCCGATTATTCGGTATCAGCAATTCGTTACTTCGCGGCTTGTTAAATCACGCATCCTCCCTTGGGCGCGATGGCTTTGACGAGATAGCGCAGGCGATAAAAAACGGAGATATGCCACCAGCTATTGACTGGTTTTCCATTCGCCCAACCAGGGTGAAAGCATTCCTTAGCGCGGCGCATTCGGCATCACCATTGGCAGAAATGGTTCAGAGGTTGTCGCTCATATTCACAGACCATACCGCGTTGGGTGATCTGACTCTGGACGAGATGAAAGAAGCCTCCATTCAGTGGGCCGATCAACAAAATGAGGTTAACTCAGACTTCTTGCCAGCATTCAGGAAGGCCGTTAGTAAAGCGGATGATGCCCGTGGAATTCTGAAGGCATTTAAGGCATTGCAAAGTCGTGTTAATAAACATGTCGGTGATATCGATGGGGTAACGGCGGAAGGCCGGGATATCCTTAAAGAGCACGGCATAACGCCAGAGTTTATTGATGAGATCAGGACTGATATGCAGCGTGAGGTCGTATCGTCCCTGCAAATCGTAGCCAGAGCGTTGGCAGATGCTAATCCGAAGAGTGCGGCCATTGTTAACCGGGTTATTGGTGATATTGAAGCATCGGAGGGCATGGGGGCGCTGAAACTCTTCCTTTCGCGAGCGTTTAATCCTAACGGCAATATTCTCCCTGGCATTATTGGTGAGGCTAAAAAGTATGTCAGTGAAGAAGAACTTGAGCAGCTTGACCAACTACTTAAGCGATTCTCATATAACCCGCAGACACGCTGGCAAATGAATCAGCGAAGTATGGGTTCGGTCCACGAGAAAGTGTTATCTGCCATGAACAGTGCGATCGCAAACTCATCCGTATCTGAAGAAAAAGCTCTTGAGTGGGCCGACTCTTTTATCACAGAAGAAGTGGAAGAAGCCCGCGCTGGACAGAATGGTGGGATAGACCTGCGCAAGGAACTTGCTGATATTTATCGCCTGACTGGCGGGAAAATATCGACCTTATCAAAGGTAGTTCACCACCAGGGAAGGGCATATGCAAATCTAAATGGTGTTGTTGCTGTCAATTTGAACGATGAAAATGCAAGTGCACTGTGGCACGAGCTGGGTCATCATCTTGAGTACAGTAACCCTGGTTTGTTAGAGAAAGCCCGGTCATTCCTGAAGGCCAATGTTGAAGGGGATAAGCCATCTTTCGTCAATATCGGTGGGCGTGGCAAGCCTGAATGGTGCTTCAGATCTCGATTGAGTAATATTTATATGGCGAAGGTATACCCGCCAGCCTCAGTAAGTAACACCGGGAAAATTCGGCAGAAATCACCGACTATTTCCAAAACGTCAGCAACGGAAGTATTCTCTATGGCTCTTCAGTTGTATCATGACAAAGAGGCCGCTGCCGCATCACTGATGAATGGTGACGGATTGCTGGAACTGTTATTAGGTGTGGCAAAGGAGCTAAATAATGCAGATTAAAATCGCAGCGCCATTAGGTGGAGATGCCATTATCGAATTTGATGATAATGAAGAAGTTTCCGGGCGTTTAAGCATTATCTCCGGTGACATTACCGAGGACATGATCGCTGAAGCCATAGCTGGGGCAAATCCCAATAGCTATATGGGATTCGTTAACACCCTTGATGCTCCCGCAAGTGATGTTCTCCGAACGCTGCATCTTTACGCTGGCTGGTTTGTTGATTGGCCAGCAGTAGATGGTGGCGATGAGGACGACGACGATGATTTTGGTGATCATGTAGACCAGATCGTATATTGAAGAAATCCCGCCAATCGGCGGGATTTTTACCTCACGAGAAGCTTTTTTCTGATGTCAGCCAACAGTGCTCGTGCAAATCTCTTGGTGGTTTTTCGACAAATGCCTCTTCAGCCACATCCTGCCAGGGGATTTGTTTAGCCCATTCAGTTATAGCGTTATGGTTTGCCGAGAATAACGGTATTGTATAGGCCTTCAGCCAGTCTAATGTGCTGGAGTTGTGTTTTTGAGCGTGATGTTTCGCATGGTGTTTGGCGATCACGATCGTAGGCACTACCCATTTACTACCGTCAGTCATTGTGAAGTGCATATTACGGGGAACAGATGACTTTTCCATCAACTCCCGAATCCCGGGGAATTTCCCCAAGATCAATCGGCGATATTCATCGCTATTGCGCCCACCAAACTCTTTGGCTTTGAATTCAAGATATGCTTCAGAAACGAGAGGTGAATCCTCTGTGTTTAGAGTTATCGCCGTGAAAAAACCAGCAGGATTGTTTTTACTATGGGCCAACCGGTGATGCGAATCATAAAAGTACCCTTTCTCGCGTTCCGATGGTTTCGACAGCAACAGCAGGCGCGAGTCATAATTGGTTAAATTGCCAGTTATCACTGCATGAGCGCGATCGCTGATTTCCGCCGAGTTAATAACGATGAAAAGATCGTGCGGTCCAGTAAAACCAGCCAGAGACTCTTCGTTATTCAGACAATAGGTTATATAGACGCATCCCCATGTTTCACTGATATGCACCAACCCTTTGTCAGGGTGTATTCTGAAATAATTGCCAAGAAAAGGGTGTTTTTGGGTAACTCGCTCCCAATAACGGAACATATAGTCAATTATTGTTTTTCGACTATCGTTAATCGCAGGAGAAACAACCACTGTACGGGAACACGAATACAGTATTGTTTGCAGGATGCTAATCACTGCCACAATAGAGGTTTCCCCAATACCATGTGGTGTGGTGGCAGTGACTTTGGCTCCGGTGTTCTTTATCGCGTTAATAATTTTTGCTTGATGAGGTGTTAACTCAATATCAAGCAACTCTTTTGCTGCCAGTTCCCAATTGTCTTTATACCGTTCTATCAGTGCTAACCAGGCAGATTCATTCTGTATACGATTAATCACTTTCCACCTCTTCCGTGGTGTTTTCTTGCAGTTCTGTTAATGCAGCACGACATAGGTTCCGGGCATTGGCTATAGCCACACTTTTGACTTCATCCGTCATCGTGCAGGTAATGTACTGATCGAGTTCTTCAGCGCGGATGATGCTTTTGCCAATCAGAAACTGTATTTGCCATAGCAGATCGGCATCCATAATCAGAATTTCTGCCGGGCCTTCAGGGCCAGCCGGGAAGGAAACATAAGACTGTTTGCCCAGGCCGACAACTCGACAACTTGCTTCAAGAATTGCGCGCTTGAGGTCTGACTTTATAACGGAAACAGGTTGATTTTCACCAGTGATTACGCCGTTGACATGGAAAGGCATGTAGCTTGAAATACGCTCCACTTTCCACACGCCAGCAAGCGATCCTTCATGCAGCACAATGGGGGTAACCGCGAGTTTCATCTCACCATATAGCTGCTGGCAGATAGCTGGATTGCTGAATACATCTAAAGGCTCACATTCAAACAGCGGCGCAATCTGCATGAGGTCCATCATGGTCATCCCTGGAGTACGAGCAGTAATGAATCTGCGCATACCAGTATCCATTGCGCTCCAGATTGCTACACCATGCTTTTTGCTCACTTCTTCAGTAAAGCCAAGGTGGCACATGATGGTTTTTTCGATAGCCAGATCGGAGATAGAAACCTTTTCGCCAGGTACACCATCATTATTGATGGTCACTTCGACACTCTGGCCATTACGCAGGCGGTATTGAATTGTTTTAGTATTTTGTGCTGCCATAGTCTTTTCTCTGCTTAAAAACTGATGTATTGCGCCTTCAGGTGGGTCAGGAATGTTTTCCCACCAGCGAAAGCAATATCTCGGGGTGTTCTGTTCGTTAAAAACGCGTTCCATTGCCAACTTTGGCGTTTTTTAGCGAGTTCGTGCTTTTGTTGGCGTTTGGACCACCGCTTTTCTTTCAGTCGTTTTTTACTCATAAACTCTAAAACGGAATATCGTCTTCAAAGTCCATTGGAGGTTCGTTATTGGCGCTGCTCTGAGGTTTGCCACCACCGCTGTATTGCTGGTGGTTTTGAGGTTGGTTTGACTGCCCCCAGCCATTTGAGGACTGTGAATCGTCGCGGCGAGCGCCGATCATTTGCATGGTGCCGCCCTGGCTGACGATAATTTCCGTCGTGTAACGTTCTACACCGGCGTCATCTGTCCACTTACGGGTTTTAAGTTTCCCTTCGATGTAGACCTGAGAACCTTTTCGTAAATACTCACTCGCAATTTCAGCAAGTTTTCCGAACAAAACGACTTTATGCCATTCTGTTTGCTCTTTCTGTTGGCCCGTTTGCTTGTCGCGCCATGATTCATTCGTTGCGATGCTGAGTCTTCCGACCGCGCCGCCATTTGGTATATACCTGATCTCCGGGTCTTGCCCCAGGGTACCAATCAGGATGACTTTGTTTACACCGCGTTGTGCCACTTATCTTACCTAATAAAATAAATTAATTAGAGCAATAATGTATATCTTTGAAACGTAGCTAACAAGTGATTTGCATTATCCTGTGTCTTCTAAAGGGATCGAGTCAGTCGGTATTGGCTGTGAATGGGTGTTTGTCCTGGAGCGTAAAAATTCGCTTATGAGGTCTTTATGAAGGGAAAAACAGCCGCAGGAGGCGGTGCAATTTGCGCTATCGCGGTGATGATTACCATCGTGATGGGTAATGGCAATGTGCGAACCAACCAGGCGGGGCTTGAGCTTATCGGAAACGCTGAAGGTTGCCGACGTGACCCATACATGTGCCCGGCGGGTGTATGGACTGACGGGATTGGTAATACACACGGGGTAACGCCGGGCGTGCGAAAAACCGACCAGCAAATCGCCGCTGATTGGGAAAAGAATATCCTGATCGCTGAACGCTGTATTAACCAGCACTTCCGGGGCAAAGACATGCCCGATAATGCCTTTAGCGCAATGACAAGCGCGGCATTCAATATGGGATGCAATAGTTTACGGACCTACTACAGCAAAGCGCGAGGCATGCGAGTAGAAACGTCCATCCACAAGTGGGCGCAGAAAGGGGAATGGGTGAATATGTGTAACCATCTCCCTGATTTCGTGAACAGTAACGGCGTGCCCCTGCGAGGTTTAAAGATTCGCCGTGAAAAAGAACGCCAGCTTTGCCTGACGGGACTGGTCAATGAATAAACTCCGGCAGCTCCGCCGACTTTCGACAATGAAGTTATCGCTGGCGGCGATAGTTTTTGACTCGATTTTCATGGCGGTATATGTGCTCAATGAGACGTGGCCACTGGAACCGCTATTATATGCCGGGCTTCGGCTGTGCCTGACATTTTTGAGCATGGCTGCAAGATTGATGCAGCAGAAAGAAACCGCTTCAGATTGCCCACGTCGCGCGGTGCGAAAATATATGGCACGCAGACGAAGGCGATAATAGTTAACGAGAACCCCGGCAGCCGCCGGGGTTATTTTTGATGGTTATTTAAACGGATTGATTGAATTATTAAACGTGATGATGCTTGTCTCACGCGGTGCCTGGACGTTAGCCGCTTGCGGAACCTCCTTAATTTTCTTGGTGACAGGCAAGTTGCGTGCGCCAACTTTGATCAGAGATTCGAAAAGTGTGGCAACGATTTTTGCATCACCAGGTTCTTTGAGGCGGAATGCGTCTTTTTGGGCGGCGGAGACGAAAATCGGGAGGTTATCCAGTTCGTCTTGCATTGCTGCCAGCACATCGTCGCGGATACCCGCTGTTTCCTCCAGCAAAGCGATTCGCGCTTCAGCATCTGCGATCTTGGCCATTGCTTCGAGGTGGCGGCCCTGGCTTTCGAGTAGTGCGGTTTCCAGTTCTGCCGTACGCTCTGTCGCCTCCACCATCATTTCCAGTTCAGCCATTTTGCCGTAATGGGATATAACTGCCTGCACTGACTCGTCGGAGTACCCATGCGCCGCCAGGGACTCTGCCAGTAGAGATTTAGAATCCGCGCTTTCAAACATTCCGGCGCTGGCAGGATGATCCAGACTGATATAGTTCGGCGTTGTCACATAATCCACACCATGGAAGCTGGTGGTTACAGCGATTTTCCCGGACTCACGCCCGCCAGTGGCCCAGCTCCAGCCACCAGCTCGGCTTTCGATCATCGCGGCGACAATTTTACCCGGCTCTGTGTTAAGAATTTCCTGTGTATGGGTAACGATGCCGTTGTCGTCAACAGATATAGCCACTGTGCGGCACGCTGGAACATTGTCGATTACGACCGGGCGACCTTCCACCATGATCACGCTGGTTTCTGGTACTTCCAGTTTGCCAGTCAGCTGTCGGCGACCGTGACCGTAATAGCCGAAAAGCTCTCCAAGGCGTAAACCTTCCTGAGTTTCCTTGCTTTCAAGCATGGTCTTGACCGCGCTTAATACATACTGTCGCCCGTTCTGACGACCTTTTCGAGCATTGCTATAGAGACAAAAGCGGTCAGTGACCGTTTTCAAAACATCAGTCATTATCGTTTCCCTCTTTAAAGACCGATTCAAGGATTTGCGCCAGTTCCTGTGGCGGTGTTTTGATGATGGAATCCATCAGGTGATCGTCGTCCTCGCTTTTAGCTTTCAGTTCGTTCACCAGTGCTTCAGAGATTTTTTCGTCAATCTCCAGCACATCGCTGAACAGGTAACGTTTGAATGCATCGGAATTAGCGAGGACGCTGTTATTGCTGACGGCATCGAGGATTTGCGTAACGATGGTGGCGTAGTTCGCCTGCGAGTCGCGGTTATCGTTGTGCTCTTGTTGCAGAGCGGTATTAACGGAGTGGAATTCGATTTTGTACGGGCGATCACCTTCCGGGTATACCTTGCCGTACTTGAAAGCAAGATGAATATCGATAGCCCGCTGAATGAACTCTTCTACGCCCTGCTGGATCCATGAGGCGCGCATGGCGGCCTGAATTGCCGTGCGCAGGAATCCACCTTCACCAAGCCCGCCGGACATTTGATCTGCCCACCCCAGGAGGGTGTAATCGAGGCCAAGTGCTGCCGCCAGCTGGCGCATATAGGTGAGAATGTCTTCAATGCCGTTGATGTCAGCCTGGATGGTCTGAGTATCAATCGTCATTTGCCCCTTGCCGTCGCCCATAATAGGCAGCAAGGTATTGGTCACTGTCGGCATGTTATTCGCGCCGCGTGCGCGCTTTTCCATCAGGTCAGCTGCTCGTTTAAGCGTCTGAGTAATGGTGCGTGAATAATCGGCTGCTTTTACCGGATCCAGACTATTCATCGCCAGACCGATGATTCGGTCAATTTTCGACGCGTTAAATCGCGTTGCCTTCAGCGAGCGGATCGCCGAACGCAGGTTCATGTACGGCTCGTAGGCGTATTCGAGCAAGCTGGTCCCGTAATTCTGGGTTTCAATCGGCGTGCGCTCTTCCGGATTATCCAGCAAGCTGTAAGCCTTATGGCCAGTGTGCACAGGCATAAGGTTTGACTTAGGCCGCCAGTAGGGGATTTTCATAGGGATAATGGTCCACGGATCGGCGAAAACCATTTTCCCTGACGCGTCCTTCAGATAATCGCCGCTAAATCCCGCCAGGTTACCGCTGACCTCGAACTCTTTGATGAAGCTCGGAAGGGTGTAATAGGAGCACTCAAAAGACGTGATCCCTATTCCTTCTTTGGCGTATGGCCTGACATAAGCCACCCCAAATACAGACATGATAAATGCCCACCCGGCGACCTCTTTGTTGATGGTTCGCCCGATGTCGTTCATCAGCTCGTCACACAATGCTTGCGCGGCGTCATAGTCACTATCGTTTCCGTTGTGTACCGGCACGATAGAGAAGGTTTGTCCGGTCTTCTTATCGAAAGAGAGCGCGTGCGTAATATGGATGTTCAGCGCGGTGGCGATCGTGCTGTAAACCGCCATCTCTTCGAGTAGCGGATAGCGTTGCAAGCGATCTTCCGGCAGTTGAACTTCATCAAAGATAAAGCGACTTCCGTCCACCAGCCCATCACCAGCCATGCCACTATCGCCCGGTTTGCCGCCTAAGAAGCCGGACAGTTGTACCGGTGCCCCTGCGCGAGAAAACAAATACCCACTTCCGCCGTGCACAGCCAGCGCGGACAGGAGGATGTTGTCCCGTTCTCCGTTGTCTTTAAAAACCCCCGCCAGCGCCTTCCTGACCGAGGATAGCGTGATTTTATTGTCTGCCAAGATTGCACCTTAATTAGAATAATTCACATCGTGTTTGAACGGAATTTAACACTAGTCACTTGTTAAGGATTACCAATGAACAAGCTATCTATGGGGGTGTTTCGCTGTTCAAGTGTCAGCGAAATATTGAAATACATTAGGGCAATAACATCTCACCGAGCGCCGATTAAATACGGCGTGGAAAAGGTGGAAGGCAAAAGCTATGACCGACTGCGCCGGGAGGCGAATCAGAAGGCGATAGATTTGCTTAATTCGCTGGTGGACGGCGCGACACTGACAGATGAACAGCGCCAGATCCTGGCTGGGTACACCGGTGAAGGCGGCATTGGCGGGTCCGTCTCCGAATATTACACACCAAAGCCGATCGCTGAAGGTGTCTGGGAGATCATGAAGCTCTACGGCGCGGACGTAGGTAACACTCTGGAACCATCGGCGGGCACCGGCGTTTTTAATGAGACAAAACCGGTTGGTACGGTGATGACTGCGACTGAGATCAGCAGTGTTTCCGGTCGTATAAACCAGCTGTTACACCCGGAAGACAGCGTACAGATTTCCCCGTTCGAACAGCTGGCTGTAAGCACGCCTAACGATTCATTCGACCATGTTGTGGGTAACGTTCCGTTCGGTGGTCGTGATAACACACGCAACATCGATAAGCCTTACGCAGAAGAAACGGACATGGGTTCTTACTTCATGCTCCGCATGCTGGACAAGATAAAGCCAGGCGGATTCATGTGCGTGATTGTGCCGCCGTCCATTGTTTCAGGTTCAAACATGAAGCGGTTACGCCTGCGCCTATCACGGAAAGCTGAATTTCTTGGTGCCCACCGCTTGCCTACCGGTACTTTTGACGCAAACGGGACCAGTACGGTCGTTGACGTGGTGCTGATGCGCAAACATCCGGCGGAGATGGCTGAGAAAATCCCCCTGGTGGATGAAGGCACTCTTGAATCGGCAAATGTGCTTTGGCCAACGTTTATTTCTGGCAAGTGGTTTGAAAAGGACGGTCGCCGGTTTGTTCATGGCACCCAGGAGAAGGGATTCCAGGGGCGTATTGAGGTTCGTGCCGACGGGCAGATTGATAACCAGGCTCTTAAAGCGAAGCTGATTCATCGTTTCGAAAGTCGTATCGACTGGTCTTTGCTCAATATGGCTGAACCGTCACCGACCGCAGACGTTGTTGATGAAGGGGAAATGCGCCTGATTAATGGCGTATGGCAAAAATATGCTGGTGGTCGCTGGATTGAATCTGATGCAGGGAAGGAGCTGAAGATTGATGTTGCCAGTTATGGCGCGGACAGCTGGGAGGCTCTTCAGCGTAACCTGACTACAACAGAAGGCCGTCTCGGTATGACATTTACCCAGATGGCAAATGTCCGCGATAAGTACACCACATCAATCAGCGACGATATGGTGCAGCTGGTGGACTGGATTAACAGCCAGCCTGAAAAATACCGTGAACGCTTGTATCGCGGGGCGATGATTGGCCGGATGTTAATTGAATATCAGGACATGAAGGCCGCCGGGCATAGTGCTGAACAAATCGAACAGCAGCGCCTTTCTCTGGTATCCCGTTTGCAGGCAGAGATTGACCGTTTTGGTAACCCCGGTCGCGGTCCGATAGCGAAATTATCGGGGAGCGGTGCGCGCGCCTGGTTTGCTTTCCGTGGTGCAATTAAGCTGGATGGCACTATTTCTGACGAGCTGACAGGAAAACTGGTTACGCATGATTCCAGCGCCAGTTATGACTCCACCAGCTATCAGGACACCCTGCGTTATCTCTACAGTGATCTCACTCGCGATCCAATCCAGCTCGATGATTTCCGCCTTGCGTTTACCGGCGAACTGCCAGCCAGTGATGACGAGTTGCTTAATTTATTGGCCAGCACCCCTGGCATTGCGGTTTCACCGTATGGCGGGATTGTTCCGTTCGCCCGCGCCACCAGCGGCGACATTAACGAGATAGTGGCACCAAAACAGGAATTCCTTGCCACACTCCCCGACGGTCCAGTAAAGAACAACGTCCTTAATCAGCTGGCAGCGATCGAAGAGAAGCGCATCAAGACGCCAGCAGAGAATATCCGCTTTAAGCTCAATAGCCGTTGGTTCGACCGTTCCGTCATTCTGGAATTTTTGCAGGAAAACGGCTATCCGGATCTTCGCTATGTGCAGTCAGTGCAGCTGGAAGGCGACGAAATGGTTTCTGACACCTATCACGGTGGTGATGGTCTGTTCGTCGGGCACCGATACGGTGTCGTCCAGCGCAAGGATAAAGAAACAGGCGAGATCCGCTACGAGTGGGATCGTAAATCAGGTGAAAACGCGACCGGGTTCCCGGCACAGCTGGAAAAGTATCTCAATGGTGCGCGTATCGGTGGCAAAGATAGCGCGACGGCGAACGGCTACCGCGAGCAGATGGCACTGCTTGAGGACCAGTTCAATAAGTGGATCAAGACGCACGATCGCTACGATGAACTGGTTGCCAAATACAACGATGTGTTCAATAGCAATATCCCGTATGAACACTCTGGCGATCCGCTTGGGTTGAAGGGATTAAGCGGTAAGCGCCAGCCATTTGATTACCAGAATAGCGAAGTGCGCCGACTGTCCGAAGATGGGCGCGGCATCCTGGGCTTCGGCACTGGGCTGGGTAAAACTACGACCGCGCTGGCGCTTGAGGCGTTCAACTATGAGAACGGTCGCTCCACCCGTACTGCGTATGTAGTGCCTAAATCAGTGCTGGAAAATTGGTATTACGAAGCTAAAGAATTCCTGAGTGAAGAGGCATTCAGTAACTATTTGTTCGTCGGTCTTGATGTGCTGATGGATGGCGATCAGATTCGCCAGGTGCCGGTGCTCGATGAGAACGGTAAACCTGTTCTTGGTACTGATGGCACTCCAGTTATGCGTGATGCTCTTAAGCTGGCAGATGAAGCCACTATCACGGCGCGGATGAATGCGATCCCGCACTCAAATTACCGTGCAGTCGTGTTTACCAAAGAACAATACGCCCGCATTCCGCTACGTGATGACACCGTAGATGAGCATGCACAAGACATGCTTTATGACTTCGTTGCTGCCGGACGTGTGGCCGGCGCAATGGATTCCGATTCCCATCGCAAAGAGGCGGCGCGTCGCCGGGTATTGTCGGAGTATTCAGATACCGGTACCGAAAAAGCAGAGAAGTATCCGTACTTTGAGGATATGGGCTTCGACAGCGTGATCGCCGACGAAGGCCACAACTACCGCAATAGCTATAAAAATGGTCGCGAAGCGTCACAGCTGGCCTATCTGCCCACCAGCGCGGTGGCGCAATCGGCGCGAGATATGGCAATCAAAAACGCGTACCTGATGAAAAAGAATGGCGGGCGCGGACCGGTTCTCCTGACTGCAACGCCAGTCGTTAACACCCCGATCGATGCATACAACATGCTTTCTCATGTTCTGCCGAAAGAATACTGGCAGAAGATGGGGATCTACGGTCCTGATGACTTCGTTAAATTCTTCGGCAAGACCAGGCTGGAAACGGTACAGAAAATCAGCGGTGAAGTTGAAGAAAAAATGGCGCTGGTGGGCTTTGAAAACCTTGATGCGCTGCGCGGCATATTCCATCGCTGGACAACGCTTAAAACGGCGGAAGACGTTAAGGATACCGTGGAGATCCCGGAACTGGACGAACACCAGCAGGATGCACCACTTACGGAAGAACAACTGGCGGCGTATGAAGAATTGCGTCAGCAGGCGGAAGCGGCAGCCAAAGCCAACAATGGCGTAACGACCTCGGTCAATGAAGACGGCGTGATTGAGCACGAGAAAGCCCGTCCGATCTTCTCAATAATCAGGGATATGGACCGCGTATGTACTGACATGGACCTGTACTATCGCCGGATCACCTATCGTTTCCTGCCGGAGTACGCCGATGCGGTGCAGCAGCTGGCGGACAGTTTGCCTAAACAAGCCACCAGCGAAGACGACGACAGTGATGATTCAATCACGCAGCAATCGCAATACTCCCTGATAGATAAGGGCGAGTTTATTCAGTTGCAGGTTCCGGAAGCGTTCGAGCAGGAAGTGAATAAGCGCCTGGCCAGGTTTGGCATTGACGAACAGACCGTAACTCACCCCGTTACGCCCAAATACGCGAAGCTGATTGCCACGCTGAAGGAGTTTTTCCCGGAAGGTAAGCAAATCATCTTCACCGATGAAAAAACGCAACACCAGAAGCTCAAGCGCATTATCTGCAATGCTCTTAACCTTGAACCTTCAAAGGTGGGGATCCTGAATGCTCAGACGGTTGCCGAGGCAGGTAAAACCGGTAAGAAACTGAAAGCGGTTAAACCGCCGAAAGAGCTACCGGATGAACCAACAGATGCACAGATAGCGAAATACAACGAGCAAATGGCTCTGTATGACGCCTATATCGCGCAGCAAAATGAAATGTCGTTGGGCGGTCTGGAAAAGATTGCAGCCGACTTCCAGGAGGGCCGGACTCCGATCATCATCTGCAACAAAAAGGCAGAGGTGGGTATCAACCTGCATCGAGGAACGACGGATATCCACCACCTGACGTTGCCGTGGACACCAGCCAGTATCGCACAACGTAACGGTCGCGGTGCACGAGTTGGCTCCAACCGTGCAAGCGTTCGCGTTCACTACTACTGCGGCAAGGGGTCTTTCGATGAATACCGACTGAAGACGCTGAAGCGTAAAGCAGGCTGGATCTCCGATATCCTCCGTTCAGATAAGTCAGAAATGGAGAACGCCGACGCCAATGACATGATCGAAATGCAGATGTATACCGCGAAGGATGACGGCGAACGTCTGGCAATGATGCAGGTTCAAATGGATAAGGCGAAAGCTGCGAAACGCGCTCGCCAGAAAGAACAGGCTACTATCGACCTTCAGAACTACATCAAGGCGCAGCACGCAGCTGGTGAGGATGTGGAGGTACTTACCGCTGAATTGGAGCGAAGCAAAGCGGAACTTGAAAAGACCACCGCCGACGTCGCCAAATTCAAACAGGCGGTAATGGCCAAAGCAGCGGATAACGCAGACTGGAAAGCCCGCTGGGGTAGCGTCCATCACACAGACCGTATGTTGTTAGCACAGTATCGCGCGTCGTTGAAAAGCGCCATTCAGCGCAAGGCTAATATCTCTCAGGCCATCTCCCGCTATGAGAAATTATTGAACCGTACTCAGAAGGCCGCGACGGATATCAAACGCCTGCGCCCGCTGGTGGAGGATGCAATAAATAAAGGCATTCTGGATGTTGATCCTGATCTGGTTAACCATGCGAATGAGTTCCTTGTTATCGGCGATCGCTCATGGCGTGTAGGCCAATACTATGATTGTGCCGGTGATATCGTTCGCATTAAGTCGCTGGACTTCGACAGCCAGCGCGCAGACGTGGAGATCATCTTTACCTTCAAAGGCACCAAATCGGGTAACTGGGATGTGAAGACGCTGGATAAACAGGTTGATGTAACTCCCGATGAAGATGCTGTTATGCAGAAAATCAGTGGTGGCGTCTCCATCGCCGGGATTAACGACATCATTTCCTGTGACGATTTCTACCGTTTCCAGCAGCGCGGTATGATCAAAATCACTGACTCATACGGCGTTCAGACTACAGAGTCAGGCTATAGCATTGATTTTGTTGGTTCTTATACGGCCCCACTGAAGCATGCGGTTTACCCGGATCGCCGTGACGGCGCGCTGAAGTCGTCAATTGCAAAATGGGTGCTTGGTATGATGTCGGAAGGGAATAACCGCCAGATCCGTTCGGCAGAAACATTCCTGGTTGAATTGTTTGGCTCCAATTATGGCGATGTAATCGCGTCATACGGAGATACGCTATCCCCTGAAGCAATTCAGGAGAAAATAGCGGATGCGATCGCCAGAATGCCGGAAAAAACAAGCCAGGGGGCTACTCGTAACGGGGATTCTGAACTTGAAGTCACCAATGCTATTTTCGGTACCCATGAGTTCCGGGCGTCAGATTATGAGATCACCACAGCACAGTTTGGCACCATTGGCATTTACAGCAATAAAGCCGAGATCAAGCAGGCAATGGACGCAGCAAGCGCGCGCATCGCAGCAGAACGGGAAGCCAATCTGAATCATGCAGTCGCCGCGCTGACTCAATCGTGGGTAACAGCAATCAGGGAGGCCGCCACCACAGGGAAAATCACACCTGCAATAGCGGATGTCGTAAACGACGGCTCTAAATTTATGGATGCCTATCAAATGGATGCGGTGAAGTTGCCATCAGCCTATGGTCAACTCAGCTATCGCATGACCTACAACCTGGTATCAATGTTTTCCGACCTTGCCATCCTTGGGATGGTGGATCTTAACGAGGTTACGCCGGAATTGCTCAGCATGCGCAAGAATCATGTGGAGATATTGCAGAGAATTAACACGGTTCTTGCCGGGCGCACCGATGAAGAGAAACAGGCCGACGCTGATCGGATAAACCTGGCCCTTGGCAACATCACGGAGGAAGAGATTGCCGCCAGAAACGAGAAACAAGAAGAGTTATCATCAATACAGGGTGATGCCACCAGCATAGCTCAGTCTCTTGGTCTGAATTATCGCGTATCCACCGCCGACCTGAAGATGATGTACGCACCAAAATTCGCCGCTGGCGAGGTATTTGGGCTTCAGGAAGCCTCAGGCATGAAAGGCGTTCTTTTCCGTGCGAAAGACGCAATCAAGGCGAAATTCGGCGCTCGCTGGCTGCCAGCGAAGGCGAAGAACAGCGATTTCCCGGGTAACTGGTGGATTATCGAGACAAAACACAACGTGGCGGACGTTCTGGCCGTCATCCAACAATACGCATAACAGGAGCGCCCGGTTCGCCGGGCGTCGCATAATATGGCCACACTATCTGATACAATAAAACCGAATAAAACATATCTTGAGGCGGTACTCCGTACAGCGTTGTTAGGAAAGACAGAAGACGAATACGTTGATTTCTTCCTGTCAGGGCTACGCAGGCGATTACTGAAAAATCCCCGCCTGTACCGCAGCTATGGTCCATACTGGCCGGAAATTAAAAAATTATTACTGGAGCGCGGTTATGGTAATTTCGGTCGTCTCGTTGACCGTGACGTTCGCAAAATTTACCGTTATGACCGCCCGGCGCTAACACTCATAGCCGCGACGCTCTACAGCCAGGAGCGTTTTGATAATGGTCAGATATACTCAGCCTGGCATTTACTGCCAGTGCCTGAAGAAGTTGACGACCAGGACTATGAGTTTGAGTCTTACGATTTGGAAGTTGAAGCCTTGGCACAGGCTGGAGAGAAAACTTGAAAAAGCGATACTACACAGTAAAGCATGGGACGCTACGAGCATTACAAGAGTTTGCTGACAAGCATAACGTTGAGGTGCGCAGGGAAGGGGGAAGTAAAGCTCTGCGCATGTACCGTCCGGACGGGAAATGGCGTACGGTCGTCGATTTCAAAACTAACAGTGTTCCCCAGGGCGTCCGCGATCGGGCATTCGAAGAATGGGAGCAGATCATCATAGATAACGCATTGCTCCTGAATGCTGATTAAACTTTCCGCCCTTTTGCCCGGTCTGTCGCCGGGCATCTTTCAGAGATAATTACCTTTACCCGTCAATTCCCCTCGTGGTACTTGTTTTTGCGCCAGTGTTTGGGTTCCGCGAATTATGTTAATCAGAGGGCTTAGTAACGATGGTTCCTGGCGGGCCTCAACTTCTCCAGCCATTGCCCTGATGTAGTCGGCGCTGGCAACGTTGTTGTATTCCGTCGCAAAGCAACATAGTAACGTCAGAACATGCTCTGTCGTTATTTCACTCCAGTTGATGTTGAAAAATTCATCGCCTTTTTTATCGTGTTCGGAATCGAAGATGCTTTGGTGGAGGATGTATTTGCCGGATTCCTTGCGCGGTAACTTGATCGCTTTCTGGCGTTCCAGCTCCTTGTAAATCTGCATTGCTTCAATCAGTACCGGCCTGCCGTTCATGAAGGGATCGCGCAACCTTACACGCTGGCCAACTCGACCAGTAATAAAGCTGTTTTCCTCTTCCACCAGCACGATAAAACCCTTTTCCTCTTTTTCTCGCAATTCGCGCAGCAGCTGGAGTTCCATATCGCGGCGGCGTTCAGGGTAGCTGGTCCGCTCAGCCATTATTAGCTCATTGTTGATCCATGCGGCAGTCATTGACGCCGGTTTGCCGACGCTCATCGAAACAACGCATATTTTCTTATCCATAGCGCCCCCTACAAAAAAGAAAAGCCACCAGCGGCGGCTTAGCAATACAACTGAAGGTAGCGCCCGGTACTCAGACTGTGCCGTCCATGGAATATTTGAAAAGGGATCCATCCGTACCGGGCATGTGATGATTCTGACTGAAGTCACTTGTCAGTTGTCAATTATTTCAGGTTAAAAATAATATATTTATTAGTGCATGATGTTTGCCATCTCATAGGCGTCAGCCAGCAACTCCATCTCTGACTTGTTCAGCAAGGTGAATTCTTTCTTGCCTCCAACCACACCATCGGCATGAACAGGGACCAGCCAGGGGTATTTTTCTCTTACTTCAGCCGGTGCTGCATGCTGGTGGTGCCATCTACAAAGGGGCAATTGCTTTTTGTGACAACCCGGCGCGGTACGACCGGAGATATGGTGCAGAGATACCTCTTCAGATATTACTCCATGCATGTAGCAGGCAATGCAGGGGAGAGCGCCAAGAGCATTGGCGATGCTCCGTTCCTCCGCTGTCGATGTTCGCCCCTTCAAGCCACGAGATTTTATCTTTACCGCACTTTTCCGCGTTTTGCTGGCTGGTGGGCGCTCTTTCTGTTTAGCGATACGGCGGTCGATAGAATCCCGCATTTTCTGATATTGCGATTCTCGCCAGGCGGGGTCAGCCAACTTTTCCCGTTGCCGAGCGATCGCTCGTTCTCTGGCTGCCTTCTGCCACTCGCGGCGCTGTTCAAGTTTTTGTTCGATTGTTTTCATATGGCAAAAAAAAAGGCGGCCTAATGGCCGCCAATGATGTCAAGGAGTTAAGTAATGGCAACGTCTTCGTAGTTGACAAAAACTGCGGCTTAATTATAGCAATCAATTAGAGCAATGGTAGATATTTTGTTAATCGCGAATCACATTTTTTCACTTCAGTACCTGTGTGCTATACTCCTTCTTGATTGATTGGATGCGGAATACAAACCCGCTCTTTTGTGCAGCCTGGCTCCTTGCCAGGCTTTTTTTATTTCATCATGGAAGCTGTTAACGCTTTGGATCTTGCTGAACTGATTGAAAGGGCATTGTTTACCTTACCCAGGAGTTCGCCAAATTCCGCCATCACTCTAGTAAGCCCGCGCCGCGCTTCCTCCTCCGTTGCATTCATCACAAAATGTTCAGCACTCCGCATGCTTTTAACGGGGAACGCAACAGATATCGAGTCGATATCAGGCATCCTATCGCTCAACTTTACGGTGACAATGACAGATGGTGACTGAATTTGAGAGCTTACAGACAGCACCACATATTTTCCGTCTATTTTGAAATCCTTCCGCATGTGTCACCATAAATATCAAATAATTAGAGCAATCTTGCGCAAATGAACGGCTAATCGCCATCTTCCAGCAGGCGCACCATTGCCCCCGTTTCACTATCCAGGTTACGAATGTAGTTCATGACAATATTTACGTTGGTCCAGCCACCAGCTTGCATGATCTCCGGTATTGAAACTCCGGCGCGGGCCATATCTCGCGCGGCTCCGACACGGGCACTGTGTCCAGACCAGGCCAGGTACCTCTGGCCAGAGTCATCCTTAGCCCCGTAAATCAATCGGTGAGTTGCTTCAAAAATCCCTTCCAGGGCGCGAGTTGATAGCTGGCTGGTGGCAGATGGCGCGGCAACACCATTTTTTCTGACACGGCAAAACAAGTAGTTATTCGGATCATCAGCCACACCAGAGACAGAAATCCATCGCTCAACCAGTTTAGTTACCCCCAGACTAAGTGCCTTCTCTACACCAGCGGTGCTAACCAGCGTTTTCGTTCTGCCAATATGGATTAACATTCTCCCACCGTCAGTACGTGAGATATCTTTAACTCTGATCCTAGAAATTTCGGCTATACGTAACAGGGTGTTATAAGCAATCCCCAGAAATGCCAGATTACGTATATCCTGGCAGCGATCGCTATTTTCCATGAGTGAACGAACCTGGTCGAAATCAGTGCGTTCGAACGCCAGCGCCTGTTTTGCACGCTCACCGGCATCAACGTTTTCTTTTCGGATCCGTCGCATGACCAGTGAAACAGCATTGCTGTCACTTGGTCGTGGCAGCCCGGACCGACGATGAAGCATATTTAGCTGGCCCAAATGTTGCTGGATAGTTTTCACTGCCAGACCGCGCGCCTGAAGATATAGAAGATAATCGCGAACATCTTCAGGTTCTGCGGGAAACCATTTCCGGTTATTCAACTTGCACCATGCCGCCCACGATCGGCAAACGGACAGAAGCATTTTCCAGGTATGCTCAGAAAACGCCTGGCGATCCCTGAACATGTCCATCAGGTTCTTGCGAACCTCATCACTCGTTGCATCGACCGGTAATGCAGGCAAATTTTGGTGTACGGTCAGTAAATTGGACATTTAACACTCAGATAATGGTTTTAAGTAAAGTGTACAGGATCGGCTCTGCCTTTACCTGTTTATGGTTCTCGTCATAGAAACGCCAGCGACCGCGCGTGCGTTCTATTTTCTCTTCACCGCGCGATAATGACAGTTGACAACTATCACGATCAAACCCTTTTGCCCGCCAGTAACCACGGTTTTTCTCAAGCTCAATATGAGTGGACACTTTAGCAGCTGAATATCCCATTTTTCACCTCTGATTGATTGGTGGTGCTAAGTGCGCTACGCGAAATCTGGAGCACTAACACTGCCAACATTTCACAGATTTTACGTAGCGCAACCTTGATCAAATGATCAAGTGATCACTATTTGACCTGATAAGGTATTGAACTGTATGGATTTACAGGTAAATTGATCATGTTCAATAACCCTTAAGATAACTTCGTATAATGTATGCTATACGAAGTTATTAGGTCTGAAGAGGAGTTTACGTCCAGCTGCGCATAAAAATCAAGAATTATTAGAGCAATAAATTTTGAGAGAAAAATCCCACTCCACCAGCCAAAAACTGGATTGTTTTTCATAGTTGTTTGACAATTGCTCTAATAAATTATAGTTTTGCCGCCGTTTCGTAATACGACTTTGGATTCACTATTTAATGTGTCTTCAGCGTTGTAGAGCGGCTCAGAAGGAAATGAGCAAACAGGGAAACCTTATACAACGGCATTACAGCTATGCATTGCTCATCTTACACACAGCGCAATGTTGTTAGATTACCCCAGCATGGATCATGGGTGAAACAGTAGGTCAGAGCTTCAGGCTCTGTGTTGTCAATACAGTGAGGCATAATTATGGCTTTCATTCCACCAACCATCGACGACGTTAGACATTGCTCTAACGCTTTATCTGTAGACCCCGCCGAAACCGACGCTGCCCGCGCCATTGCTGAACACTACTCAAAGATATCCAATCAGGAGTACCGCATCACCCAAGACGACCTGGATGATCTCACTGACACAATCGAATATCTCATGGCCACTAACCAGCCAGACTCACAATAAATGCACTAATAAATCTATTATTTTCGTTGGATCCTTCTATAATGGTGGCCAACAACTCCCAGTGTAATCCGCTGTGAGTTGTTGGCCATGTCAATTCTGGAGGAGGATCAATGATAAATTATGTCTACGGCGAACAACTGTACCAGGAGTTCGTCAGCTTCAGGGATCTCTTTCTAAAAAAAGCTGTTGCACGCGCCCAACACGTTGATGCCGCCAGCGACGGTCGTCCTGTTCGCCCGGTTGTCGTTCTGCCGTTCAAAGAAACGGACAGCATTCAGGCTGAAATTGATAAATGGACTTTAATGGCGCGGGAACTGGAACAGTACCCAGACCTCAATATCCCAAAGACTATTTTATATCCAGTGCCTAACATCCTTCGCGGTGTGCGTAAGGTTACAACTTATCAGACAGAAGCTGTGAACAGCGTCAACATGACCGCTGGCCGCATTATTCATCTGATTGATAAGGACATTCGCATCCAGAAAAGCGCGGGGATCAATGAGCACAGTGCGAAATACATAGAGAACCTGGAAGCAACAAAAGAGCTAATGAAGCAGTACCCGGAGGATGAAAAATTCCGTATGCGTGTACACGGCTTTAGCGAAACAATGCTGCGCGTCCACTACATTTCCAGTAGCCCTAACTACAATGATGGTAAATCAGTTAGTTACCATGTGCCGCTGTGTGGTGTGTTTATCTGCGATGAAACTCTCCGTGATGGAATCATCATCAACGGTGAATTCGAGAAAGCAAAATTTAGCCTTTATGACTCTATAGAACCGATCATCTGCGACCGCTGGCCGCAGGCAAAAATATATCGCCTGGCAGATATTGAAAATGTAAAAAAACAAATTGCCATCACTCGCGAAGAGAAAAAGGTCAAATCAGCCGCATCAGTTACGCGCAGCCGTAAAACTAAGAAGGGGCAGCCGGTAAACGACAACCCCGAAAGCGCGCAATAGTTTCTATCCGGCATGGTCAATGAGTTATTCATTAAGCCATGCCAAGGCTTCATCAACCTGCGCTTCGTCTTCGATGCTAAGCACTTCATCCTGGGGAACATAATCCGCCAGCATAGCGAAACAATATGTATCCCAATGGTCTGGTGAGTGCAGGTTGAGTTTTTTCTTCATATCCTCCTTACTCATCACCTTCCATTGACCTGCGGAGTTAATCCCTACAGGGATTTTCGACGCTTCCTCAATAGTTTCATTACCCTTATCCAGTCTCATACGACCAGATTTTACGGCCTCTGCGGCTTGAACGTTGGCATAAGCACGTTTATCAAAGTACAGGCTCTTATCTTCACGGCTATGCATCTTTTTACCCCAGCGTATACGCTGTACGGTAATACCATAATACTCGTACATCAGATCCGCCGTTGCTTTACCCAGGCCATCGCCGTCTATCGCTATGGTGATATTTGGGAATCGCTCAGGATTACATTCTGCGAAAATTTTGGCGGCAAGCTGCGTTTCTGTAACGTCTGTGTATTCCAGCATTCGATAGTTGATTACACGGCGTTTATTTCGCTGGCCGGACACCATCATGATATTGATAACGGACTTATCCCGTCCCGTACCACCAGCAACGTCCACACATGCAAGCCAGCCCCATCCTTTGGCAATCTTGACTTTCCGCCGCGTCGCACGTTCAACCTCATCACGTCCAAGAAGGAAGCCATCCTGTGATTTAGGGAATAGTCCGCGTACCTTAATCATGTACATAGGGTTATCACGCCCGCCGTACTCCGCCAGCTTCATTTTGATAAATGCTGGCGTTACCAGCGGTGATTCCTCACTGTTAAGCGTGATCGCCGTATAAACGCCATCAGGGTTACCAGGACGCTTGGCCAGTTTATGATGAGTATCGTAGAAATAGCCGCTTGGGCGTGTAGGCTGTGACAGTAATAAGATGCGGTTATCCTGTCCGGTAAGAGCACCGGTGATGATACCGAAAGCTCTATCACTGACACCGGAGGCTTCATCGATAATATACAGAAGATGATCTGCGTGTTCACCGGCGAGAGCTTCTTCACTTCCCAGACGAAAGCCCTTCGGTACTACAGTCCATACACCTTTACCAGTAACCTCATAGAAAGCGGTTTCTGTCAGAACAAAATAATCAGCAAGCCATGGGAAACGGCTGGTGGCAGTAGCCCAGTTTATCTTGATGTACTTGAATATACCGGTCATTACCTGCTGAATTTTGTTCGCAACGATAATGGCGCGGGCACCGGGATACATGATTATGAACAACATGATCATGATAGAAGTCATGTCTGATTTCCCGGTACCGTGACCAGACGAAACAGATGTCTTGCTACCCTGTTCCTGCACAGACTCAATAATCAGATCCTGCTGCCAGGTAGGTGTTTTGCCGAACAAAACATCAGCGGCCGCAATCCAGTCATAACGATATAGCGCCACCAGCTCGCGCCAACGTGGATCCGTTACGCAACTTCTGGCCATTAATCATCATCCCCGTATAGCTTGCGGGTAACTTCTTCGTCTTCCTCCTCGTCTTCGTCCAGGTCTTGTTCCAGCCATGGGTCGTTTGATACACCTTCAGTATCAACATCTCCATAACCGCCTGTATCAACGATATCGGCGATTTCTTCCCTACGCTGCTCAATCCACAATGCGGCATCGGCGCGGCGGTTGGCGGCCCGTTCTCGCGCAACTTTGTCCAGATCTTCAAGAGAAGGGCCACCGACGGCTGTTTGCCTTTCCTCATCATCGGTATTGGTCTTAGGAGCACGCAGATCGGCTTTGATTTGCTCCAGCATCAGGGGCGGTACTTTCCCTCCATGCGCCTCGATGAATTCAGCTGCCTCCAGCACTGACCAGTTGTTTTCACGCTTTCGTTCGTATGCCAGCTTAACAATGCCAGCTTGCCCCATAGACAAAGCGTGCTTTTCCGCCTCCCGGCTTTCTTTTCGATAGTTATTCCGGATGCTGTAAATGGTGTTGATCAGACTGCTTATCTGCGCGGAACAGCTGTTTAGCATGCTCGCGATACGGTATTCAGGCGGAGTACCTTCATCATCGTCTTTTTGCTGATCGCGCATTTCCTGCACCAGGCGAATACACGTATCCCTGGCGTTCTCCAGCATAAGGAGATGAGAAAGAGACTTTTCCAGAAGAGTGGTTTCCAGAACATCAGCCCCGGACCGACGCAACATAGCGCGCGCGGCCTTCCGCGCTTCAACGTTATCTATCAGGTAATCGCCAGCTTCGAATTCAAAGCGTTCACCATCATCATCCAGGGTGTCGCGTTCCAGGCGATCACGTAAGGTCCGGTGGGCGCGGGTGATCACGTCATGATCATCAGAACGATCATTTATGCGCTTATTCTGGCGCTTCGCGTTCTCGACTGCGGCACTGACAACAGCATTAACTCTTTGTTTTTCAACCATTTCAGCCACAACGTGATCACCTGCACGTTGATCATTATCGTGATCAATGATCATGCTTTTTAGTGGTTTTCTGACAGGCTTATTTGGCTTACGGCTGTCCGCTGTTCCGGTGTCTTCTTTGAATGCACGGAGATAACGACGTGCGGTGTTTGGGTTGAGATTAAACTCGGCGGCATATTGTGCGATGGTGTAACCACCATCTCGCGCCAGGCGAGCAAAATTCTTCTTGTGATCGTCCCAGGTCACTTATGCTTCCTTTCGTATAAAACTCTTTTTGACGCGAGGGTAACGAAAGTCACATGTCAAAAGGCCCGGAACGGGCAAGCAATCAATCAGATACGTGCGGATGTGGCATTACCGTAATGACGGTGCTGACGGACCACCTTATTGAAAAGTTGACGCGCCATCACCCAAGGCTGGTGCTCCCGGCGTTCCTTTTCGTCCTGCGTCATATAGAGTTCGTTCTGGAGTTTTTCATCAAACCGGCGCGGAGCGCGGCTGCGGCGAAAGAATTCAGGATTCAGAGAGTGGATCTGAAATCTACGTGGGCGTGTACTGTCATCAATCAAAACAGACGAATACTTAGACACAGCGATAGCCTTTAAGCGCAGATAAACATCGCGCTTATCGACATCCAGATGCGGGTATTCCTTTTCAAGAATTGCTGCGAGATCTTTCGCTGATAGAAGAGATTTAGTGCGGATCATGTAATCCGCAATCTCGTACGATGTTATTCGTGAGTGATTTATTTCCATGAAGTGGCGTCCCTGCCAGTTAAGTAACATCCTGTCACCTACTGATTAGCCCATGTCAACTAATCAACGTCGAATATAATACCCTCGATTAAAGAAATAGCAATACATTAGAGCAATTTTATCTAACGCTCGACGAATGACTTGTGATAGCGCCGACTCCAAGCGCGTAATCAAAGAACAATCGTTGATGCATCGCCAGCCTACCGTGCGTCTTCTCCCAATTATCGCGGTCACGCTCAATATCACGCTGGCATGACTGGCACAGAGGAATAGCATAAATGTCATGCGCGCATAATCGACTATGACGAACGATATAAGGCGTAATGTGAGCGCCAGCTCCCGCAGCTCCACAGCCACAGCATGGACGGGAAGCCACAAAATCCATGTACTCGGGCAATTTTAGCGATTGAAGTTTTGGTATTTTGAAATGCGCCATGCCAGGGTCGGCGTCAACATCCACAGGGCATACTTTTGCACGCATCGGCGCGGCGCGTTCTTCCATCATCTGAACATATGCTGTAGCGCGATCGTCATACGGGCGAATATCCGCCTCTTTCAGAGGTCCGCTATCCTGCGGAGTAGCCTTCATCTTATTTATTGATATGCGGCAGACTTCTTCCGGCATCAGGTGCATCATGTTGCGCATGAAAGCCCACCAGCACAGCTCCTGAATACTTAAATCATGGCTATTTGAAAGGCCCATTTCCTGACGGGCGACATCCAGTATCCAGTTAACGCGATTATTGTGCAGCGTTTCTTTCAGCTCATTAAAACCACGCATCCGGTAATGGTTATCGTGATGCCAGCACAACAACACCGCGCTATTGTCTCGTTCAGCGTGGACAATATGGTTGTCACACCAACTACGATCTGCGGCCTGGCATTGACCCTCTTTCCTACGCAACCACGCCACCAGCGCGTCAATTCCACCAATACGGCGAAACAGTTCATCGCTGTTAAAAAACGGCTGCAACGCCTCATTTGTTGCCATGGTTTGCTCGGTAACAACGAGGCCGTCTTCCATGTGCTCGATTAACTCACGCGGCACCGGCTCCATAATAAATTTACGGCCAGCCTCCACCAGCTTTCTGACCTCCTGATCCACTTTGAACGTGGCGAGGCCAAGCTCTTTCTGTACAAAGGGAGTAATTACGGCTTTCACATCACACCTTTAATCACTGATTGGGCTTTATCTGCTGCCCGGCATTCTCTGTTTAAGCACAACCATTTCCTGACGGCATAACACAGCAATAGCGGTCCTGACTCCAATTTGCTTACCAACCAGGTATTGCTTTACCTTGCGGCGACTCACGCCATCAAGAAGCATCTTTAACGCTTCACGGGACAATTTGTTGTATTTGCGTGCCATTAATCTACTCCGCAGAACCATACAATCTACGTAACGTGTCGGCGACAGAAGATACAGATATCTCGCCAGTCGCAGCCCCTACAGTAAGGTCTGCCAGTTCAGGTGAATCAAATACCTGCACCCCGTTACGGCGTAGAAATAGCAGCGCGCTGTTTAGCGCGGTACGCTTATTGGCATCATTGAATATATGCCCTCTCGCTGTAGCCACCAGGTAGGTGGCGGAGACTTCGAAAAGGTCGGTGATCTCTTCGTAGGCAACTCTGGCCTGAACTCTCCCGATAATGGCCTCTGCCCTACCCGGATCAGACATTCCCGGCAGGCCGCCGTAGCGGCTTATATTCGCATCATGAAGCGCAATAAGTTCTTCCGGTGATATATGCCTCATTATCGGTTAACCAGTTCCTTGTTGGTGGAGTCCAGGGTGTCAAACAGGGATGCAAATTCAGCATCCAGCGCCGCTTTTTTGTAGGCTTCGAAAGTAGCCTTGCTGACAATTACTGCTGGCTCACGGCCTCTGCGGGTGATTTCAACCTCTTCCCCGGCTTCAACATTGTTGAGCACTTCAGAAAGGTTGCCACGCGCGGTACGGAAGTTAATGGATTGCATAAACACCTCGTGTACTCGTTATGTGTACACAAGTATAAACTTCACAAGCATAAAGCACCAGCTCTTTGCAGCTTAAATCACCGGGCAATCATCAAATTCCCCACTCCTGGCATCGTTAATGATGTATGTGATTACCCCGAATATGGCCTGACTCCCGGAATAGCTGCTGTCATCATCATCTGGCAGTGACTCACGTCTTCCGCTTTCCAGATCCTCAAGGTGTGGGCGAGGATGCTTGCGGTATCGCTTTACGCGAAATTCTCCCTCTACGGCACATATGAGTAGAGAACCATCCAGTGGTGGAAGAGATGAATCAACCACCAGCATTGCACCTTGCAAAATCCCCTCACGGAGATGTGAGCAGGCGGCCCGCATGAAATATGTTGCGGTTGGTCGTTTGATGAATTGTGCGTCAAGCGAAATTCTGCTTTCAGCAAAATCGGCTGCTGGTGATGGGAATCCCATTATACGCCCTCCTAAATACTGTGTTTATATACAGTATATCGCTAAAGGGCGCATTTCATGCAAGTCAGAATGTATTTTTTAGCTGGTGGTGATATAGCTTATTGAAAAGGCTTATTTTTGTGGATCTGCCTTTTGATATACCGGATCACTTCCTTTTGGTAGTTTCACGCTCTGCTCGCGGTAATAACGTAGTCTTTCCATGAAACATGCACGCAAGTGCTCAGGTTGTTCCCTGGCCACCTGTTCCGCTATGACTGGTATGTTCAATCGCTCTTTGTACGCCACACCGCTGGCAGCCAGATCTACGTTAACCTTATCCCGTTCTTCCTGACTTTTGGCTGCAATATTCCAGTCGCTCATGTTTAAGGCTCACATTTCCAGATGGTATTCTGAACACCCGAACCGGGCGCAAGATGAGGGTTAGCGTTCGCGCTATGCTGATATACGGCTTTAGACTTTCCGTATTGCTGGCAGGCTTTATCCGCTGTTTTTTGCAGGCTATCCAGGCCATACCAACCATCTGACTGGATGCTAACCTTTTCTCCGTCATTGTATTGCACCATAGCACACCCAGACATAGCCAACATCGCACCGACAATAACGCTTTTACCTAAAAATCTACGCAACATATACAAAAATCCCCTCTGTGAATTGAGGGGATTTTAGCATGGTGATCAGATATCAGCTTTATCCGGAATTTAATCAGCCTCCAGTGGCAATAACGCCTTAGCCATTTCATGAACCAACATGGCATCAATGACACCTAGCGTATGCCCCGGTTTAATGTTTAATGCCGCTTCAAGATGACTCCTTTCCAGACCGCTTTTCTCGGCTTGTTTATGATGATCTGGTGTAATAACGTCGCCCAAAACACGGCTAATTCTTTCTCGTAATTGCTGGGTGCCAGCACACTTGATCGCTGTATCGTGGAGACGGTTAACCAGTTCGCGATAAACATGCGGCTTAATTCGGATACGTTCACCGGTGACGCCCTTTCCTGGTGCTGGCACCGAACTATCCGGAATATCCGGATAGTTGCCAGCCTCGTAAGCTACCCGCAGCCAGTGCATGAATGTTTCAGTGGACACACAACCACAGTCCACATCGATTTTCCCGCGTTGCTGTTCCAGCCATTGCCCAAAATCCAACCTGTAAGTCTTACTTTCAAGTTCATCACCATTGAACTCGACTTTCTGCGACGCTATGAGAGCTGATTCGTATTGTTCGCGAGTGACAACTGACTGGTATTCATCGCTATCAAGGTCACCAATTGGAAGCTCAATCTCACAACAAAAATTGCGCCCAAAGAAAGTGTCTTTTTTGTGGTCTGAGCCAAAAGCAAAAGTCGCGCATGGTGCCATTAAATTGACACTGGGTAGGTAACAATAACTCATTCCATCAGGCCACCCGCCGCACTTAGGCAGTTCCTTCACTAACAAGTCGATAAACTTCATTTTTTTATCATCTTTGCAAGCCGCCAAAGCCATTTGGGCAAGTGCCAATACTTCATCTGCCGTATATCCAGCACCGTGACCATACATTTCGATACGGGAAATAATCTCTGATATACGCTCTTCAGTGATTCTGGTCATTTCTTTTTGCGCCATTTCTTTTCACATTCCTTAGTCCATTTTTCAATGTTCATTTTGGCAATATCAGTCATTCCATCACCTAAGAAATACTTTCTCCGGTACGTCTTGCACTTAAACCACACTACAACAGCCACCAGCCAGAAAATAAAAGGCCATACAGCAATACCAACTCCAGCCGCGATAAAGCCCAATAGCCATAAATGAAGCTCTCCAACTTCTGTTTGCGGCAATATTCTTAAAGAATTAAGCAGCAGACTGAAGGAATAGTCGTATGCATTGGCGGTATAAGACATGCAATCCATATAATTAAAGTCATAGCCTGCGGCTGCCGCCCATAATGGGCGGTCAAGAAAATGTTTTAGTGTCATCATATAAATTTAAGGTTCAGACCAGTTATCTTCAATAGCAATGCTTAATCTTTGTAGCCATTCTGCTAATTTCAGCATTGCTTCTCTTTCGCTTAAACCACGAGGAAAATCATCAAGCGAAATTGTTGGCTTGAAGCCCCCGTAACTATCTATTTCAACAGTCAGATTTTGCTCCAGCACGGTATTCATTACGCGGCTATTGTGCCGAAGCAAATATACTGAACGTGATTTATTGGTTTTATGGTCAAACTGATATTCGGTAAGTATCATCTGGCTTTTGCCATGACTATTACCTCTCCACATACTTACCTCACTTAATAAAACAACTCCATGCGTAGTTGATGATTTTTTCCCACGTAATATAAATCTGCACTCCGGCAGTAAAACCAAAGCCAACAATTGCTGAAAAAATCAAAACATTTACTTTTGACATTATAAATTTTCTCTCGGTGTCGTAGGTGATAGCACCATAATTGATAATTTAGTGAGTTAGCAGTTCCATTTTTTGGATGATTTCCGCATGAGCATCATCGTTATCAACACTTAACTCGTTTAATGCCTCTCGCACTACATCAACTTCTTCTGGTTGGAAGAAGTCATCTCGGTAGTCACCAAATAGAACCGAAACAAGCCTGCCACCAGCAACATCAAGATTGGCGCTAACAGGTGGCTCTTTGCCATCCTCAAATTCGACTACAAAAGTTATTTTTCCCATCGTTACCACCAGCGACAAATTGAATACAAACCCAGTGCTGCCGCCATCACAATTCCTACCGTGGTGAATGCTTCAGGCCAGCTCATTGATTCACCTCCTGCGGCGGTTCTGGTAGCGGCATCCAGAACAAGGCGTTCCCTAACCACGATAAAGTGCCGTCGCTCAACTCCACGTATTCCCCTTGCACCTGGCCTGCCATATACTCGCCGTGCTTTGAATAAATTAAAATCCAATCATCTTGAGCGGGCATTCGCTCACTACAGCTTATCCAACTATCCGGAGTTACCGGAGAGTTGCCATTTACATCGAAGTTTGGCTCTGCGTCCTGAACCAGGAGGATGTAACCATTCTTGGCAGTATCAAGTTCTGACGCCTCGGTGACGGTGCCGAAATAGCGATTACCTAAATCAGCATCACAAGTGCTTACATCAATGGAAACTTCCATGCCCTCGATTAATTCTGGCAAGTTGTAAGTTTGGCTTACAGGTTCGGCTTCCAGCGATGCCAGCACAATTCGTGCCAGCTCACGCACTACTTCCGGGGGCGCGTAACGGTCATTCAGGTCATCCCACAGGCGTAGCATGTTATCGCTACCAGGGTGAACATCCTCGTTAGTTCCGGCAAGCGCACTAATAACCTCATCGGCTGCCTCAATAATTTTCAGAGTTTGTTCTCTGGTAATAGTGGTCATTTGTTAATCCTCAAAACTTTATGCCCGGGCGCAAAAGCACGTGTTTTGTCGGCGCTTATTCGCCACCCGTCTTTACGGGCCTCTTTTGCACAACCAGACCATGACGTACCGATATACTCACCGAAGTCTGGCGACTTATATTTGCCATCTGTACACTGGAGGCAATCACAATAGAGATGCATTGTGTAACTTGCGGCAATAGCCATATCACCCTCCTTTACCCTGAAGCATGGCGTCGCTCCGCTCTATACCATCCAGCGCGATTCGCAGTGCCTGAATTGTGGTAGTGCTATCGTTTGGGGCTATTCCATATCGCTCGAATACAGCTAAATGGTTGCGCATAATCTCAGGCGTAAGCTCTTTGTAAGCATAAGCAAGAGGCTCTGATGCATTATCCGGCACAACCGACGCAGGCGCGGCAGCATAAACAGGAATAACGTCCGCTTGCTCTTTATTGCTTTCATCCGTTAAAGCCCAGAATAATTTCCCGGCCGGATGTTTGAAAATATAAGCAACTGGTTCTGCACTATCAGCTTCGCGCCGCTTCTGTAGCTCTGCTGCCATTGCTCTCACGACTTCAACTGGTGCCCTTGCGGCAAACTCTATGTTGGTGATCAGCTCATTAAGATATTGCTCGCTGGGATACTGTTTCTTATTGGTAATAGTGGTCATGCCGCGTTTCCTTCTTTCTTATTAACAATTACACCGTCATATATTTCATTAAGGTGCCCTCTCAACTCCATGCGCCTTAATGCAGATAACATGTAATCGCATTCAACCTGCTTATTTCCAGTAAATGGCTTATCGTCAGGATTACCCCAACAGCAATTACCCTTGGGCCACCCATGTACTTTCCGTACTCTTCCGTTAACAACGTGAAGTAATCCCCAGCCAGGTGGTAAATCCTCAATTGAAATAATTCCCGGCTCACTAATAAAGAATCGCCAGTCGCCCATTCCAAGAGACGGATTTTTACGAAAACGCTTTTTTCTATCTGCCAACAAGTCAGCACGAGAACACTTCGCCTCTATCAGGCATGATGCTGAATTTCTGAATCCCATAGCATCTGGCTGTTCTCCGGTACTGGTTACAGCTATAAAGCGGTCATGAAAACAAACCTTGAACCCGTTGCGCTTAAGGAACTTGTACGCAATCTGACAGAGTTCGCGGTGTGTTAACGCCATATCACTCTCCTTTAGTGCGCAAGTGGTTTTTCCAGCGGTTTTGCGCCGCGCTGGGCTTTTTGCAAAAACCACAATCCATCATCCCGTAATATTTCATCAACCCCATCCGTCGGTTGCTGAGTCTCACCCACTGCCAGACGCCAGGAGCGTTTCTACGAACTAACAGAATCTTTGCTTTACGGTTTTTCATCTTACAGCGTACCCTTTCTTCCGCCTGTTCTGTGACGCAGTAGGCTTACGCTTTGCGGCAAAAGCCACCTGACCAAATGGATGGAGTACCGCTATCTTATGGTTGCTAATAACCAGCTCCACCACACGCACAGGTCGCTGTAAAAAAAAGTCGTTTTGCCTTACGGTTTTTCATCGCTTTGCTCTCCTGCGTCTCTTTGCTGCTCGTCGTGCCGCTGCAATACCGGTATGGCGGCGCTTTGGTGCCGGGATGATGTTGTCAGCCATCAGGACATACGGCTTCGCAATTAGCGCAGAAGCCCAAAAACGAGTCGGGTACGGTAACAAGCCGATACATGCCACACGCATTACTCACCTCCTTTGATGCGAATGCCTGCGGCGCGGATTGCAGCGATGACTTCAGAAACTTTGTATGCCATTACCGTTTGGTAATCATCGTGAAAATCTGTTCGATGAAGCATGCTGCTACGTTCCGGGAGCGATATTTCCCGAGCATCCAGTTCCTTAACGCGTTCCTCCAGTTCGTAGACCCTGCATTGTTCTCTATCATCAATCAGATATACCCCAAGACATTCGCTTTCTACCCAACCGCCAAAATCATGATCGTAACGCTCACATGAAAACTCACCGTCACCGTCCTTTGTTGGAATGGTGTAACTATCTAATGGGCCACCATATGTCGGCACATTTCCCAATGTTGGATGCTCAATCCACATGAAAAATGCACGTCCGGTTATTGGGCAAATATCTGGCCGCCATTGGTTACGAACAGCCTTGGTTTCGGATAATTCTTCAGCGTGTTGTTTTACTTCCTCAAGCTCAACTCTCAGCTTCCCTACCGTTAGCGCAATATCCTCGTTCTCCTGATCGCGGCGTTTTATGTATTGCTGGTTTCTTTCCCGTTCATCCAGCAGCGCCAGCACGGTTTCTGGTCCGGTCAGAAATTTGAAGGCGTTGAGCGCATCAATATCCACGCCGTAATCTTTAAGTTCCTGTTCACTTATCAGATCATCATCAACTGGCAACATTAACAGGCGTTCCATTGCCGGAATTGCACGCTCTGCCGCCTCACGCAGTGCCTGATAGTCAATCTTGCTCACTGGTTGCCTCCTTTTCGAAGCTCTGCGGCAAAGTCAGTGGCATGTTCACCGAGTAGTTTCCAGTTATCGCGTATATCAGATGCAAATGACTGTTCGGATTTTGAGTTACATTTCTGTGCAAACATCTCCAATCCCTGCGCCCGCACTTCAGCCAGGCATTTGCGAAACTCGGAAACGTACTGTTCGACGCTCATTCCCCAGCTAAGTGGACATTCATTGAATGTTTCGCCTTCGTGCTCTTCATCAGGTAGCTCTTTGGTAAAGAACTCACGCTCAATGGCGTGGAGTGTGTCAGCAAAACGACGTAAGTTACTCAAACCTACCGTAATGGAGAATTCAGGAGCATCACATCCGACGCCCATCTGCTGATAAACGGCGGTTTTGAAGGCCTTAAGCCCCGCATTCTCCGCCACCAGCGCCGCGAGATTAGTCTCAAGCTCTGCAATTCGACACATAGCATCAATATTTGTGTCCTCCAGGCGCTTAATTTCACCAAGCAGCTCCAGTGCAACCTTTGGGTTGAACGCGGCAACATAACGAGCGTTATTCTCTGCGTTTTCCTGTCCATCAAAGCCGGGCCATTTGATAACGTCTCCACATCGTTTATCACCGGGTGTATGCACCGCATATGTACCAGTACCCGGCGAAATAAATGCGACCCATTCGTCTGGTGTTGCCTTTTCTGCCGCCTCACGCAGTACCTGATAGTCAATTGTCATTCTCGCCATCCTTCACAGTTGTAATCACGACAGCCTTCAAAATCATATGGGCTGTACTGCCAGGTGATTTTTCCGCAATGCGGACAATTCCAACGCACCTTCCCGCTTCGCGACTTCTTTCTTCTGTTCTGCTTTTTCAACCAGTCAGGCATGACCAAACCTGCGCCCTGAACCATTGTTCTGCGGTTAAATTTATTGATATTGAACGTCCGGCGCTTTGCTGCATCAGCAATGGAAAATGGCAACCAAACTATTCCTGGTTCGTTTTTGTTGGCGACGCTAAAGATGGTCGCTTTACTGAAGTCATCTGTTGGCAATCCACCGTGTTGAAGCCAGTAAACATCGTTGCCGTTCCAGCTACCTTTTTTGTAGGCCACATACGCAGTGCAATCTGACTCAATCAGGCTTTCTGTAGGGATGTACTGGCAATCAACGTGCCACACAGCCATTGCATCCACACTATCGGCACAAACAGGCTGATCGATATCTCGCCCACAATTCCAGGCTTTTTGGGCTTCTTCCAGCGTGTAAACATGAGCGCGATCGATATCAGAACTGTAACCATTGCCGTTATGGCAATGGAATGAGGCGTTATTACCCACAGTTTCACGCAAGCACATCATGTAAAAACGGTTACTCACTGGTTGCCTCCTTGGCGGAGTTGCGCTGCGATGCACGAAAAAAAAGACTCCCGAGTGTGACAGTTAAGAGCTGGTGCGAACGCCGCGTTAAGAACGGCGGAATCACAGCCGTCATCAATATAGAGCGCAATTTTTTTCTCCAGGCGCGCTTTGGCTTCCTGCAACTGCATACCCCGGCACGCACGCGGGATATAATCAGCAATTTGAGCGATAGCTTTTTCGTTCTGTTTAAACATGCTTCACCTCGATAGGCTTGATGGTGTCTAACAGCAGTCGGCGGCGCGTATTTTCTGCAAAATGGCGGCGTCCAGTTTCTTTGTGGTAAAACTCGTTTTTGCCAACGACCCACATCCGCTCTGTTTGGTGCAGTTTTTTTACCTTCGGGCCATCTTTGGTGATCACGGTACCCACACCCAGGGATTAGCGTTCCAGCTTTCTTCACCATAGATGGATTCCCACAGGCGCTGGAACGCAACCTTGGCCATTGCGAAATCCCCCTTGGGAGTAAGGAATGTTCCCGGGTGATCAGGAAGCAAACTTCCAGCAGGCGGAACGCCCTCAGCCCTTGCATCGCATTCGCTGATATCGTTCAACCGTTCAACGCGCACGTTGGTAATTTCCAACAGAATGCGTGATGCCCATCGCGGCATGTGAATTGATGGACGCCACCCACCATCAAACTTTTCATTCACAGTGTGAGGTTTCCAGTCGGCATCATCGGGTATCGACCATAAGCCGTAATCACCAGGTTTTTGCTCGCAACTGGCCCGATAAATCCTTGCTGCGTTCTTCTCATCGCCACGACAAAGGTTGTCGTTCCAGTCCACACTGCAACCATCCTCATTGCCTAATATCGCCCATGTTTCACGAACCCAAATTCGATCGCCGACGATACCAAATGGGCAATTGAAAACACTGCTTACACCATCAGCCCCGTACCACTGAAAACCTGCACCAATTTTTCTAACCATCACTGGTGCTTCTGGACCAACTTCCGCAGGCTGATTTTTCATTATCCGCCGCGTCTGCGTTTTCCTTCCTTCGAGGATGGCCCGGACCATCTCATCGTTGAAAATCATGCCGCGCTCTTTCACTTCGCCTTTCATGCATCCCCCTTACCCATGTGCGACGATGCCGCCAAAAGTGATAGAGAACAGCCAGAAATAGATCGCGGCCATAATGATTTTGAATGCCGTGTTCATATTTTCAGCTCCTGTGATTGATTGGATACATGCCGCGCCTTACGGCATGTTTTTATTTTCACTTTCTCTGTTTTAAAAATCAAGATTTATTAGAGCAATTATTGTTGATGGAGAAGCGCGTTTTCATACTCCCTGACCATTAACGTAAGTACGCCGTGACTCCTGAAAACACGCGCCACTTCAATCTTATCTTCCAGCGCGAACGCAATTTTACTTAGACCAATTTTCTTCAGGAGATCAATCTTTGCTGGACCGTCATTTCTGTCATCGGTGGCAGGACGCATAGATAGCAAAGGCTCCGCCCCATTTGTTACGTGCTTACGCAACCAGGCTCGTGTTTTATCCCTGGCTATCTCACAGCGCCCGGTTACAAACCAGAGGGTGTAAATGCCGGACAACTGGCGCACCATATCAATAACTGGAGTGATGGGAGCATCAGTGTCACAGGCAAGGTTAAACTCGTTCCAGTGCTCTGTTAATGCACCTTTGCCAGGTGGTGGAAGTAAATGCAGCCTGTCTTCCGTTGCCTCTGATATCGTCCCATCAATATCTACTATGACGATGTACGGACGTTCCTGGTGTGCGTGTTTATTGAAAATACTCAAATGCCCTCCTCATTGGACGAAAAAAATGCTGGTGGGAGCACTCCACCAGCATTAAAAGTGACACTGTAACTATCAGCGAACGTAAATAGTGCCGCCGTTCTCTTTTTCCCATGCATCGCTACGTGCATAGCAAACATCGAGAAGTCTTCTTGCCGCAGTTTCCTCTAAACCCAATTCGACAACCAACTGCTCATGACGGCGGGTAACCACATCAAACAGGGTATGCAGCCCTTTAGTTGCCAGATCATCAATGAATTCCGGTTCGAACGGCAGCTCTGCATCTGCCAACATAACCTCTTGCGCCCACTCAACTCGACGGACCAATTCCGGGCGACGGCTTTCCATCTCTTTACAGATCAATTCATGGAAGAACTCTACCCAACCTTCCGGCTGGAACTCGCGGAAAATTGCCAACGGCTGGAAGTTTGGCATCAACCATTCGTTGATTCGGATATCAATGGCATAGCCCATGTCGCAGCAGAACTGATAAGCAAAGTCCAGCTTAGAAACGATATAAGGACGCTCGTTATTGAACTCTTTAGGCGATGAGATCCCATAAGCCAGGAGGCGCGGGAAGAAGGAGATTTGCCCTAACGTCGGATGAAGTTTGCTTGCAGGGAAACGGCGCTCAGTAATGCCATACATTTCCTTCTTGAGCGTCGCAAATTTGGCATTCTCATTAACCAGCGCGGTAACCTCTGCTTTTTTATTAGCAAATGCCACGCGCGCCTCGCTTGCATCTTTAATAGTTTTTTTGAGCTGTTGGTTAAGGTCGGCGACCTGCTTACGCAGTTCCTGTCGCTCGCTTTTAGCTTTGTTATAGCGTTTCTCAAGGTTAAAAGGATCAAGTTTCATGATCTCTTTATATTGAGATTTTAGCGTTGAAATCTGTGAGTTCCGCAGTTCAACCATCGCGGTCATTTCATTGAGTTTTGTTTCCAGCTCAATGCTTATACGTTCGGCATTATCAGCACGCTGGTTGGCGTCATGCGTCGCATCGTCGATCGCGTCCTGTTGCTGGCGTTTCAAATGTTCAATTTCCAGCTGAAGCTCTTCAATTTCTTTACCCTTCAGACCGAGATCCAACTGCATATTTTCAGCTGCATCTACCAGGGAGTTATGGCTATCAGCTTCTGCGTTATAAACATCAATAAGCTGTGCGTGAAGCATCTCCGCTGACTGAACCGCATTATCAAAAAAACGTGCTGTGAGGTCATCACAACTAACGCGGCGTTGCGCGGCCCGGATGTTCTGGATAATGGCCGGGATACCGGCATTCAGGACATCAGGGATACATACATTTTCGATTGATTGGTTTTGTGCTGAAGTGCTCATTTCAAAGTTCCGTATTAGCTTGTGCTTCGGTCATTTTTCCTAAGTATGAAGGAGGAAGGACTACGCAATTTGTATCCAGTCCCTCACCTATGGCAGCCTGTAAAATTCTGGCTAAGGTGAGTCTCTTGTTGCGATACCTGGTGATGACATGCCTGATACCGCCGGTCGGCGTAACAAAGGCGATCAGCCAGTAGTGATATTTCCGTCGGAATGGCCACATAGTGCACCTTGTAGATTGCTCTAATAAAAAACGTGATGAGTGTACATCACGTTTTAAAAATATGGAATTATTAGAGCAATATTATTCTGATTCTCGCTCAAAAAATGAGCTGATAAGGGGAAGCCAATCCTCTGACACTTCGCGAGGTCGCGGTTTGCCGTGGAAAAAGATTATTCGGCAGTCTTTTGGTAATGTCCCATTCCCCCTGGAGTAACGCGCGCTCGCATATTTTGAACCAGGTTCCACAACATCGGCCTTGTAACTTACAAACCATCCTGGATACAGATCCTGAAATGCTGGTGTATCATCGCCCATAACCTTTCGTAAGAACCCCTGGTCACCCCAGCACTCAGTAGTGACACAACGAGAAATCCAACCTTCCGGATCTTGCCAGAATGAACTCCAGATATGCGCTTTAACACTATTTGGTATCCACAGGGCACCGCTGCCACGATATTGTGGATGGTAAAAATCCCTAAGCATGGTGAAGCTGGTTGGTGGATGCTCTAGGATTGGGCGTATATCACCGGCAATAACCGTGTCCAAATCCAGATAGAACAGATCATCGGTTATATCCGGTCGGAACAACTCGATTTTCGCCCACCAGCCACGGCACTTTTGCCACTGGTTGATCAATGGGATAACTTTGACGCCAGGTACATGTAAACACTTCAGGTCTGTCAGGCAAATAATTTCATAGTCTTTTGGCAGTTGATTAACCAGCCACTGCACATCGGAAGCGTTATAGTCACCACCAGAGCGAAAAACTAAAGCAATCTTCATGCTGCACCATCACCTTTCACTTTCATCAATGTCAGGTTTCCGCAAAATACGGCACCAGTGTCGATATACTGCTGATTCCAGAATGTCTTCGGGCTTTTCACCGGAGTGTGACCAAAGATAAAACGATCTGCGCCCGAAATTTCGCCACCAATATCATCCATCGAATCACTGATACGCTCGCGCGCCCAGACAACGTTGAAAAGCGGCACCTCCTTACCGAATTGGTATTCATTATCCGGATAGTCGGCATGGGCTATAACGATAGTTTCTTGCCCGGTGTTCAACTCAATGATATAGGGCAGACGCTTTACCAGCTCCACCAGCGCCCAGGCTAATATTTCCTGATCAGTGTCCAGCATGAAGAACCATTGTCCGCCATTCATTAGCCAGTTATTCACGTTGCCATCTGGACTTAACGCATCAATCATCAGCCGCTCATGGTTCCCCATCACTGCCCTGAACCAGGGCATCTGCAATAGTTCCAGACATTCGACATTTTCAGTACCGCGATCGATAAGGTCGCCGACCGATATCAGTAAATCCTGCGCCGGGTCAAAATCCACACGATGGAGTTCGGACATCAGTCTGGTGTAGCAACCATGCAGATCACCAACAACCCAGACATTCCTGTATTTGGTACCGTCGATACGGTGATAAATTGTGGGTGCCATCATGTATTCTTCAGCCATTCTTTAAGAGTCATCTGCGGAATACCTCCCATTTTCCCGCATGAAACAACGTCAATCTGTTCACGCGCAGACTGGAATAACAAAGGCAGGTGACTTAGATTTTTTGGCGTGCCGCCGGAGTGAACGCGTAGTTCTTGCGTAGCGTCAACGCCCACCAGAGCTACATGTTTGAATCCGATATGGAAAGCCAGGTTCAGAGCACCATATGCACTATTGCCGCTGGCAATTTCATTCTCATCTTCGCAAAGGCCGAAATGTGCGGACCAGCGCCACGCCCACCACTCGGGAGAATTCGTATTTTTTGGCTCCATGCCGCGTTCAGCCACACGACGGAAGCACAGAACGCCATCTCTGACTTCACGTTCTTTAACATCGGGTAGTGCCATGCAATAACAAACACCACGGCGACGGCGGCCACGACCAACGCGCCGCATATTGTCTGGGGATGGATCAAGGGTGAAAAAATAAGAAGCGCGGTTCAGCCAGTCGATGGCCCCATTGACCGCTATAATCGGCACTCCGCGCGGCGCAACAAAGTTTGCGGCGCTTGGGCCACTGCCGACGATAATAACGCGATCACTGCCTCTAAATTTATTCTTGGGAAACATTGAATTGCACTGCTCCTACTTGCATTCAAAATATGTAAATCTGCGTGTTTTTTGCGGGTATCCAGGAACTGCTGTTGCCATTTTGAAATAGACACCTGCGTTGGATTCCGTAGGGCTTGAGGGTGCGCGCCATGCCAATGAAGGCCGTTTTGCAGAGAACAGTCATAGCCGACTAATACCACTACTTCAGCCCCTGATTCAGCAGCCAGACTGATAGCCTGCGCGCCGCTATTTACCCCTTCCGCCGGTCCACAATATCGCCTGTACTCCAACGAAAATGATTTCGCCGCCGCCAGGTTGGCTGTCACTTTGCGGAACCTCCCTCCCGGTATGGTGGAACCGTATTGCTTCCACCATGACAAATCACCGGCGTATAAGGCATAAATGTCATCGAACATCTGCCAGGAATTGTTAACCGCGATGATTGAACAGCCAGTTTTTTCTATAGCAGCACAGTCCTCACGAGTGAGTGACGGACCGCTACCGACACAAAAAACAGTCCTAGTCGCCCTGGGTGGTATGTTCATTCTCAGCTGCAAATTCAGCCTCCAGGCGAGCATTCATTTCAGCGATTACAGGGTCCACTACAGCATCTGTTTCCTGTTCATTACGCGGCATGACCGATGCCAGCGACTCATAATTAACCTTGGATGACACGATTATTCTCCCGATGTTAAAGTGCACTACCACAAAGAGCGCACATGCACTAATTAATTTATTATTTTAAGCAGCATGCAACCACTTATCGCCGTTCAATACATGCTCAATAGCCTCACCCTTTTTAAGACTTATGTATTCCAGGATGGCGGTAATCGCTTGTTCTGCACCGTACGCAAGAACGACGTAGTAACCTTCCTCTCTAAGCCTGCGCATCCAGGCGATCTGCTCTTTCGTCGGGGCTTTACCATTTGGTTCTTTAAGCTCAATTCGCATGCCGTGATAAATACCGCATGCTTTATCGAGACTCATGTCCGGATAACCTTTTTTCTGCCCTTCAGCCTTCATTTTCCCGGCGGTTGCTTTTGAACGTTTCCCTCCGTTAGGCGTTGCATGCAACAGCTCATAGATGTCAGGGTGCTTGCGTTCGAAGTAATCAAAAATGAAAACCTGCTCGAAGTGCTCGCAATTTCCGTCGCGCAGGTCTGGGTTCTTTGCAAGTGCTGCAAGTGCCTTCGCATGTGGAGAAACTTCTTTTACCGGCGCAGGCGATAAGAATGGATCCTTTTTGGTTTTTGGCCTGGACCGCCCCTTATTTCGACGCTCACTAAAAGCCTGAAACTCTTCCTCAGTAAAGCGCAACATAATCAGTCAAATCCTGCCGGTCGCATGCCATATTTACGCTGTTTTGCGGCCTGCTCTTCCCTGTGCCATTGCGCACATTCAGCGTCACAATAAATGCCTGATTCAATCGATTCATTGCAGTAACGACACTTCCCTGTAAATACCTGGCTCACGACCTGTGCCTGCTTTCTGATGTTATCGATGGCCATGTCTTTGAGAGCTTCTAACTGATTCATGCTCAGCTCTGCATCATCAACACGTTCTGCCAATTTTGTTTCCTCGTGAAGAACCTACTTAAGGGCAGAATGATACATTTCACAATCAAAATTGCACTAATAATTTTCTTTTATTGAGTTAAATATTCAACAAATGACTAGCGGTAGAATCACCATCATCTATTTCTGGCAGGCTGACTATGGCTACATCAATCACTACAACCCAAAGCACCCGGCAATATCCTCTGTCGCGGTATGACGACCGCAACATAGCCGATCCAATACTCAGGGCAGAGCTACGCAAAGAGGTGATGCTTATGTGTGAATCGAACGACAAGAATCTGACGATTTATTACGTTCTTCCCGATGAGCAATATCGCCCGGATTTGCTGGCTTACCGTATGTGGGGCATAGCAGAGCTACGCTGGGTTGTGACGCTCGCCGCCGGGCTTGAGGATGAGTCTCAGGGTATGACTGTTGGCAAAAAATTAAAACTCCCACCTGCCACCTGGATCCGCGAAATGATTCGCCATTTCCAATACGACGGCCAGGTAATAGGGACATTATCCATTGCGTAAGGGAAATGAATGCCAACTGAATATGCTCGCGACAACCTTGGTCGCTATCAGACTGATGGATTAAGTGCAAAAGACTTTAACAAGGTCTTCGATCTTATCCGTAAACAGCAGCGTCAGAATCGGCGAAACGCGCGACGTACACTCACCCCAAGGATTATGGGGATGCGTAACCGCGAACTTGAGGCATTCCTCAGCCTTGGGAAAAAGAAAGATGGCACCTACTTTACGCCCGAAGATATACGCAGTTTCAACACCTCAAGGCAGGCTCATAAAACCAAATTCAAGAGCACGGTACCCGGCATTACCTATGCTCAGCTGGTGGCGCAGTCCACCAGCATTGATATAAAACGCGCTAACAACAAGGTTTCTGATGGCACAGGGATCAAAGCCGCGACATTCCTCGGGCTAAAACACAACCTTGCATTGATATCTGTTAATGCCTCGGATGAGTCGGTCCACCAGCATCACCGTGTCAGAATTCGATTTGAGGAATGGGATAAAGCCGTTGAGGAAATTGCTGAAGACGGTGCGAAAAAAGCCCGAATCGCTGCCGATCTCTGCAAGGGCCGGGTATCTTTCGACTGTGATTGTGGACGCCATCAATACTGGTATCGTTATATGGCCACGGCTGGTAACTATGCTGTCGCGCCGCCAAAAGAGTATGCATTCCCCAAAATCCGCAACCCTGATCTGACTGGTGTGGCTTGCAAACATGTTTTGCACGCTATGACGCGTTTTCAGTCTCCCACATGGCACAAGGCCATCATTATTGCCCTGGAAAAAGCAGCTGAACAGGTAGCCTTCGGCGATGACAAGCGGAAGACAACAACCTATTTCAAAGGCGAACTGGCTAAATCGCTCGCGCGCAACCGGACAACAACGACGGATCAGGCTAAAGCGGCGCGTGAGTATGAGTTATATCTGAAATCTCAGGATGCATTAGGCAAAAAACTACGCGCCAAAGATAGCGCCACGGACAACGTTCGCCGGTTGTTAAAAAAAGCTCGCACCACGGCAAACAGGAAGAATGCCGAACTAAAAGCCTCGCGGGTGAGGGAAGCCCAGGCTCGCGCTGAAGCCGACGCTCTCAAAAAAGCCCTGCAAACGCAGGCGAACAACCTCATAAAGTTTTTCATGAGTCAGGGAATGGACAAGGCCGCTGCCACCGCGCAGGCGCGAAGCATTCTTGAGACACAAATTAACGAAGCCCGTAAACGGAAAGGATAATCGATGGCTGGTTTCTTTGATGACATGTTTGAGGACACAGAACCATCACAACAAGTGACTGGTGATAACCTCCCGGACACCGAATCGGATCCGGATATTCCAGGCGAAGGTTCTGAACTGATTGAAGAGGAAGATATTGATGCTGAAATCGAAACCGATGGTGTTAACGTTGGTAATATTGTTGATCCTGTGGAGGACAATCACCTTCCCAATCTGGATCACGGCCTGCTTAGTGATTCTGGTGTGCGCCACCGTTATCAAGGTCATGCAGTTTTTAATAACCTTGTGCGGATGGACTGGCTCAAAGCAATCAAGCTAGACCCTGACTCATTCGATGCAGTTCTGTATCGCGCAATACCTTACAGAAACAAAAATGCACCTGAAACGGCACCTGAAATAATAGAACCGAACCAACGCATATATGACTATCAGGATCCAGAACTGATAACGGCCCTCGACTGCCCGGATGAGATGGACGCCTTCTACGCGCTATACGACGGCAGTGATAATACGGGAATTAGCGACAGTGCTTTAATCCTTCGGTTAGCTGCCGTCAATGTGCCAGTGGGTTCTATGCTCGAATGGCTGGAACAGCTGTCAGACGGCACAACCATTCGCCGCTTCTGGTACATCCATAAAATATTCAATTACGGCACTGCCAGGGTAGGCAGTTTGTTTTATTGCGTGCCTTCACGCGCCTTTGAAGGGAATTTCATCGGTGATTCTGAATAATCAGGAATGGCTACTGGCCATCTTTAAGAAAAAAGGTCTTACTCCAACTGGTAAGCTGGAATTTGCCACTATTGATGGCATTGATTCGGCGCTCGCACAGGCTTTAAACGAAGCGTTCGACTCACAAGTTGTCAGCTTTAATGATCGCATTAACCAGTCGTTCCGGGAGTTCCTGAAACGCACACCAAGAGATCGCATAACGCTCGGCACTTTTAGTGATGTGAAGGAGTGGTTGTCGTCATTTGAAGCCGATCGCGCCGGGCGCAAAGATACAGCCTCTGCTGGCCCGGTAAATAAGCTGGCAATGCCGCTTGTGAATCTGTCTCGTTCTCCCGCGTTTTCAATTTATGAAGGTGAACTGTGCCGGGATAATTACGATGAAGGGCATGTCACCAATGAAAATGATGAGATTGAAGCCCTGGTATCGACTATCCCTTTCTCACTGGAATATTCGCTATGGATAGCCAGTGACGAGAAGGAATCTCTTGGGATGGTTACAACTGCATTAGCATTCTGGCTACGAATGTATGCCAGCCTCGGGCAGGCATCTTTCACTCACAGAGCCAATGTCGGCGGTTATGAGATACCGGTTACCTGTTACATAGAAGGGCAAAAATCAATCGCATTTCAGGATCTGACCACCGGCACCGCCGATAACAGGCTGTTCGCGGTTGGATTGAACCTCACAGTAGTGGCGGAGCTTCCTATCCTGGCTTATATGCAGCAAACCACCGGCACCATAACGGTAAAAGCGAAAATTCTGGAGGAATGAGATGGCCACAAAGACCACCACAGCCCCGGAAACTGATTCAAAACGCACTCAGCTATTCCTGCAATCTGTTTCAATTGGGCAGAACGAAATCCCTCGCGAAATGATCGTAGGATGTACCTATGTCGAACCCGGGGAGCTATCTGGTCCCCAGCTTATGCTCATGGTCAGGGATTCAACGGCTTACGTGGTCAATAAGCTGGGGGTGAAATTTGGGACAATACTGACCGTTTCACTTGGTGATCCGGAAGGTCATGGCGGCATCCTCTTCTCGGAAGAGTTCTTTGTTCTTAAAGCGCCGCGCAAGGACGATACTGTACTGATTTACGCGTTTAGTAACCCGGTGCGGTTATTAAAAGTTCCGTCCACCAGCGCACAGTATTTTGTTGATAAGCCACCATCAGCCGTAGTTTCCTCTCTTGCCCCTGGTCTGAAGGTAAATGCTGACTCATTCAGAAAAACATCCACATACCACCTAAATGTTGGAGAAAAACCGACCAAGGTATTGCAGGAGATAGCCCGGGATACCGGTTCTATGTGCTGGGCATCCAGGGGGACGATCAATTTTAAAAGTATGGAAAAAATGGCAAACGCCGCTCCATCGCTTACTTATGAGTCCGCCAATCCCAACACATCCGGATTTACAATTAGTCAGTTCAACATCCTGAATGCCGATTATGAATACCAGCGCCGCCACAATTACAGAATGGCCAGTTATGACATGACCAAAGGTGTGGTTTACTCAGGTAACCAGGAAGACCCCATTAAATTTACGAGCAATCCCGATCCTACCGCGCTGGCGAACTACAACAAATTCATTCTCCCCCGCCTCGATATGCTGGTGGAAGGAAATGCCGCGCTAACTCCGGGTACGACGCTGAAAATTGTCGTGCATAACACGGCAGGTGACGGAGAACTCGATGAATCAATCCCTGACAAAATGATAGTGATGTCCGTGACTCATTTCGAAGACCGCTTTCGTTTTGTCAGCCGTGCACAGTTAGGAGTGGTGAATGGGTAGTTTGACAGGGAAGTATCGGGCTGTAGTGATAAGCGTCGATGACCCTAAAGGTCTGATGCGTACACAAATACGTGTTGTCGGCATGATGGATGGGTTACCAGATGCCTCATTGCCGTGGGCAGAAGCTATATTGTCCAATGCAAACACGTTTTCACCATTTCTGCCCGGCGATAAAGTATGGGTAGAATTTCCCTACAATGGGGATTCGCGATGGCCATTGATAATCGGTTATGCACAGGATGCATCCGGTGGCGCTCCCAATGTGCCGCCTGAAGCGTCAGGACAAGGTGAAGGCTATGTACCGCCTGAAGTTGAAGGTGCACCAGCACAACCATCAACCAGCGCCAAAAAAGACTTTATTTCGTCGCGGAACGGACTAATGGAGGTCCGGACGGCGGGCGGAGCCTGGGCCGTTACGCACTTGAAAAGTGGAACAACAATCGGGTTCAACGAGGCCGGGGAGTTATATGCCATTTCTCAAGGTCCGGCATTCATCTCTTCCGCAGGAAATCTCGATATAAAGTCAGGCGCGGATGTCGCCCTGAAGGCGGGGGGAAGTATGGCGATAGAGGCCAGCGGGAATCTATCCATAAAAGCCGCTCAAGTCTCTGTTGACAAGGCTTAAGAAAAGCCCGGCGTTCGGGCTTTTCTGTTATGACGGGTTCAATTTTTTATCCGTTACCGCGCGACGGTTTCTGCGTGATAAACGTCTCAAGCATCTTTTCCGCAATTGCCGACCAGGTGTGACACTGGACCTTTTCAGCATTTTTCACGCGATCAACGCGAGCAATAACCTCATCCCAATCAATCCGCGACTTGATAACCATATGGTTCACCAACTCCAGGCGATCCGGCGGAAGGCAATCGGGCGGAGTTAATATCAACGCTCCACACATTGCCGCCTCAAGAACAGTTAATCCAAGGCTTTCGGGATGCGTAACGATAAAAATGTCACTCTTACGCAATTCAGCTGCAAATTCGGTTGCTGGTACCGGAGTTCGTCTGTATGGGGTTACCGAAATATTCCCCGGCTCAATGGTAACCAATCCGTCATCGGTCAGCGTTTTGGCCTCATACGGAACGGTCAGGCGCTGAAGGTTCATAAGGATACTTAAGGAGTGATCAAACCCACTAACATCAAATGCCGCGTGGTCTACAAAAATACGCAGAACATCGTCTGTTTTGGTTTCCAGATGGAACAGCTCCTGATTCGCTGCCCATCCAACATGTTTGTTAAAACGATTATGACGCTCTAACCTGCCGGGATTATCCAGGTACCGCCAGGTATCATCGCGGACAGTAAAAGTAATATCGACTGGTGCCGAATCCAGCATAGAACCGTCATATACCTGGGCTACCCATCCAGAGAATCGGCGACACAGTTGCATGCCTATTTCCCTGGGTACCGTAGTAAAATACCTCAATCCTGGTGCCAAAATGGCCTTCGCAGAACATGCGGTCGCAGCAGTCAACACAGCTTCAACATAATCCTCCGGGCTTTCGACGCCAGGGGAATATGGACGATGGTATTGCAATGTTACCCCTGCCTCACTAAAGGCGCAGGCCAGGTTATAAGCCCACATTTCCGTATATGTTTTCACATCACTGATGGCTGCAAATTTTCGCCCAATGATCAGGATGTTCATCGGCTTTTCCTCATTCCATTGCATTAATAATCCTCTTGCCAGTCAGCACCGGCATAGTTATCAAACCGTGAGTATTGGCCGTTAAAAGCCAATCTCACCGTGCCAATTGGGCCATTTCGTTGCTTTCCGATAATTACCTCGGCAATGCCCTTCATTTCGCTATCCGGGTGATAAACTTCGTCGCGATACAGAAACATAATCAGGTCTGCGTCCTGCTCAATTGCTCCTGATTCACGTAAATCTGAATTTACCGGTCGTTTGTCCGCACGCTGTTCAAGCGATCGATTAAGTTGTGACAATGCCACCACCGGTACTTGTAATTCCTTCGCCAACGCCTTCAGTGAGCGAGAAATCTCGGCAATTTCCAGCGTTCGGTTATCTTGCAGCTCGGGGACGCGCATAAGTTGCAGGTAGTCGATCATAATCATGCTCAAACCACCATTTTCTTTATAAACACGACGAGCGCGGGAACGTAGCTCTGTCGGCGTCAGGGCGCTTGAGTCATCAATAAAAATATTCTGCTTGTCCAACAGAATACCCATTGCGCCAGAAACCCGCGCCCAATCCTCGTCGTTAAGTTGCCCTGTCCGAATACGAGTCTGATCAACGCGTGCAAGAGAAGCCAGTGAGCGCATCATCAGCTGGTGGCTCGGCATCTCAAGGCTAAAAACCAATACGGGCTTATCGTTACGAACTGCGGCATTTTCGACGAGATTCATCGCAAACGTGGTCTTCCCCATAGATGGGCGGGCGGCGACAATGATGAGATCGGACGGCTGAAGCCCTGCCGTCTTCTTATTGAGATCGGTAAATCCCGTATCAAGCCCCGTTACACCATCATGTGGTCGCTGAAACAACTCTTCTATGCGAGATACCGTTGCATCGAGAATGCTGGCGATATCTTTTGGACCACTACCGCTCTTTTGTCGTTTTTCAGCTATTTCAAAAACGCGGCGCTCGGCCATATCCAGCAATTCATTGCTGCCCCTGCCATCCTGCGCATATCCAGCTTCGGCTATTTCATTTGCGACGGAAATCATTTCACGAACAACCGCGCGTTCACGAACGATATCCGCATAAGCACAAATATTTGCCGCGCTGGGCGTGTTCTTTGACATCTCCGCAAGGTACGCAAAACCACCGGCGCGTTCTAATTTACCGTTCTGTTCAAGTGCTTCAGCAAGTGTTATCAAATCAATCGGTTTGCCATGACTTAATAACCTCTCCATCTCACTGAAAATTTCACGATGAGCACTGGTATAAAAATCATCAGCAACTATACGATCTGCAACTTCATCCCAGCGGCAGTTATCAAGCATTAAGCCACCAAGTACAGCTTGTTCTGCACTAAGGGAATTTGGCATGGATTCAAGAGGGGATGCAGACATTAGCACTCCACCCAGGCGTGCTGAATGTCAGATATAATCGGCATACTCAAATCACTCCTAACGATATGAGTCATCACCAGAAAATCAGGATTAATGCGCCGGACTCTTCCCGGCTGTCACACCGAATCGCCAGGATGGTGAATCCCTTTACCCGAGAAACAACAAACGGTGGCTTGCACATTCCGGCTACCTGGTTCGTTGCCTGAGCTAGGGGCAAGGTTCCCCCCTTTTAACGTCACCAGACCGCTAACGACGCATGTGCCAGACGCCGTGTTACAACCAAATATGGTGGCCCCTACCGGACTTGAACCGGTGACCGTGCGATTATGAGTCGCCAGCTCTAACCACTGAGCTAAAGGGCCGGATTACTGCCAATTTTGCTTACGCTTTTATTTCACCGGAACAAACGGAACAGCGGTATTACTGGTCATATACTGCGGTAATGTACCGTTCCATTTGTTGATCGCTTCCAACTCCATAACACCGGGGTTCTGGCGCAGAGCTTCACCACGTAAACGAATGGCATCAGCTTCGGCCTGGGCTTTTGTGCGAATAGCATCAGCCTGTCCGGCAGCTTCCGCGCGCAGCATGTTGGCCTCTGCTTCACGTTGTTTGACCTCTTGCTCGCGTTGCAGGGTTTTTTGGTTTGCCGTGACTTTGGCGTTAATACTGTCAATAACTGTTGGCGGGTATTCTGGCTTACCTACATAAGAGAGGCTCATCACCTGAATGCCGATTGGCGTCATTTCTTCCTGAATGTCTTTAAGGGCTGCATCAAGCAATTCAGATTTGCCACCGTCGATAAATTTGTCGGTGGTCATTTTGCTGGCTAACCGGTTCAGAGCATCTGCAACCTTCTGGCGTAGATCGGTATCAGTAATATCATCTACACCTTTGCGATAGGTCTGAAATACCGTTGTGACTTTTGCTGGATCAACCTTGTAGGCTACGCCGATGTGGTAACCAATGGTTGTTCCGTCGCTCATCTGGAAGCTGAACGGCTCATCGTATGTCTTCATTTGCTTAAAGGTCGGGAAGATATAAACTTCAGTATTCAAGCCTGTCCAGTAGCGACCAACGCCAACTACTTCACCGATACCTTTATCATCCCCCAGCTTATTTACTTTGATCCCTACGTTACCTGGCTCTACCCGATCGCATCCGGTCAGACATAAAGAACCCAAAATAATCGCTGCACTAATCAACGTTTTTTTCATTAATTAATTTCCTGGTTTTTTCACGAAAAAAGACTACTGCGAAAGCCGGGTAAATGAGCGCGAGAAGGACTCCCAACAATACAAGTATTGTGCTGTTAGATGAGATCATATTTGGCAAAAGCCAAACATACAGAACCAGTGACACAATCAAACAGAGGACGGCATAAATATATAACCGCACCCATAGCGTTCGACATTTGTTCGGATTGTTCTGCATCCTCTCACTCCATTATTTAACGAATAAAAAAGCTGCGGTGCCGGGTGCCTCCCGGTGTCCTTTGGCTGGTTATCCACCGTGGACGGGGAAACAAGGAGAAATGAATGGACTGATATAACCATTTCCCCGCGTGCGCTTAGCCGCATTCACCGCAACGGAAAGAGCATTCTTGGTGGACCTGTAGATTGGGATATGAACCCGTTACAGGAGAATGCTCTTACCTGTTACGTGCTCCGTTTCGTGGAGCTAACGGCGGGTGATCGGGCCGCACCAGGCTGGACTTATTTCAGCGTTATGCTCATGCCAGAGAATCAAACTGTGATGGTCGGTGCTGAACTCCGACACAGGGTTGTAGCAAGCCCCGCAAAGCGCGCACTACTGTAGTTGCGGCACATCAGCCTGTGCATTCACCACAATGTTGAGAACACTGGTTGTCACGCTGCAACGCAACATTTATTCGTAGATTGGGATATGACCCCGTTACGCCAGTGTTCTCAACGTTGTAGTGCCGGTTACGGTTCCGGCCAGGCCTCTTCCTCAACGGGGTGTTCTCCATACGGACTACCGTTTATTGGTCGTTCCTGCGGTTTATGTTGTGAAGCCAGATGCTTATCTTCTGGTTGCTTCAAAGAGCTGCACTTCATCACAACGGTAAGAGCACTCGATGCATTTAAGCCAAGCCCCATAAGGGAGAATGCCCTTACCTGTTGTGTTGTGATGACCGGTGCTGATCTCCGGCTTGCGGTTATTTCAGACTCTCACGGGCGTTTAATTGCCCCGCCGAACAGCTCTTTTCCGCAATAGCTGCAATGTCTTTCGCGCATCAGCCTGCGCATTCATCACAACGGTAAGGGTACTTCGTAGGGATTCGAACCCTCTGCCAAGCTCGGCGATCTCCGACGTCGCAAAATACCCTTACCTGTTGTGCTGGTGCCGATTAACGGACTCGAACCGCTGACATCCTGCTTACAAGGCAGGCGCTCTACCAACTGAGCTAAACCGGCATTGGCGATGGTGGATGGATTTGAACCATCGACCCGTTGATTAACAGTCAACCGCTCTAACCGCTGAGCTACACCATCACTTGCCGGGTACGTCTCCGGCGAGGGCTTCCACCTCCGTATGCTTTTCGGCGCACCGCGCCCTGGCTGCAATTCGGTAACAGGGGATGCATAACCCTGGCTTCCAGCGTGATTAGCGCCTTCAGCATGACGGGATATACCCGTAAATTCGTGGAACTGTACCCAAAGTGCTGTTAAGCACCGCTGTTACGCTGAAAAGAAGACGCAACAGGAAAGGACGCTGACCAACAGATGGCCCCTTCTCGTTCATCTGGTTAATCACACCAGCGCCCTTACCTGTTGTGCCTCCCCGTTCCCTAATACACAGACGGGGACACTCTGCGGTCGATTTTTTGACGGGGGACGACTCATACCCCGTGGCGTCTGGCTTCTTAGGCCGCTACCATCATCAGATCATCGTTTGCATTTACTTTAATGGTCAGTTTCTAAACCGCCGCAAAGTCGCTAACCATGACGAAAACCCTGAAAAAAACGCCCACCCGAAGATGGGCAAACTGGAAGCTCGTAACGCACTTCGGTGTTGCCACTTAGGCGTATGGTCAACCTGGCAACTCGGCGTCATGAGGGGGAAGGAGTCACTACCCCGCCATACTTGCCGCCGCGCCTGTCGCGGCTAACAGCTAAATCGCTCTATAAATCACGATTCATTGAGGCGATATTACACTAATAAATTTATTAGAGCAATATTGCTATAACGTCATGAGCAACACCTCGAGTGTCCCCCTTACAAGACACAGAACGTCTGGCAAAAAGAGGTTCCACTCTGAAGCCACTGTCCTGATAAAGTTCTCTGATGTTTGGCGCGCCACTGTTAGTAATGAGAACCTTTGCACCTCGGCGATGAGCATCCGTCAACAGAGACGCCAGGCGTTTTTGCTCTTCAAACTTAAAGTCATGACCGGAATAGTTCGTGAATCCCTCTGTATTTGGGAGCGGTTCATACGGCGGATCGCAAAAGATTACATCTCCTTCTCCGGCAGCTTCAATCACCGCAGCAAAATCACCACATACAAACTCAGAACGCCCTTCCGCACCAAGGAAGGCTTCCATCTCCTGCAATGGGAAATACGGAGTTTTATACTTCCCATAACCGACATTGAACTCACCGGCTTGGTTGTAACGCGTCAATCCGTTAAAACAATGTCGGTTCAGGAACAAAAACGCCGCTGCGCGATGTAAATCATCATAGACTTGTTTGTTAAACGCATTCCGTACTGCCAGGTATCCTTCCTGCGTGTTGTAGTCCTGGAAGAAACGATGTGCCAGAGTGATAAGTGAATGCGCCTCGCGTTGCAGAGTCTTGTAAAAGTTAATCAGGTCAGCATTCACATCATTTAGCAGATTTTCCTGGTATCCGGCATTCATGAAGACAGCTCCGCCACCAACGAAAGGCTCAATCAGGCGCTTCCCTTCTGGCAAATAGCGAAAGATTTGTTCCAGAACACCAAATTTTCCACCAGCCCATTTGAATATGGACCGTTCGAATTCTGCCGCTGGTTTAACTTTTCGCTCTTTTGTTTCACTTCCTTCTTTCTGCCGACATACGGCCTTAGTAATCCGATCGCCAATCCAGCGCATTACTGGTATTGCCATACTATTGCCGATCGCTTTGTAACGCGGTCCGTCAGCTGCAAGCATCGCGGCCTCTTCTTCGCTTAAATCTGGATAGTGATTGCGAAGATATGCCAGTTCATCTGAATTAACTTTTTTACGCTTTTCCGTCGGGATCAACGTATGCCCATCAGGAAAACCTTGCAGCCTTTCACATTCGACAGGGGTAAGACGGCGGACAGCTACTTCTGCGTTTCTTACTTCATAGCAAACAGCTGTTGGATTTTTAGCCATTAGAGATGGTGAAGTATTCTTAGTTGCAGCATGTTGTGTACCGCTCATACGCTCAGGAAAAGCCAATGTAACAAGATGCTCATGGCTTTCTTGCTCACGTGCCCGCAATGTACCATGCCCTTCTGACCAAAAACCTGCTCCTGTGCTGCTAAAAACGGCAAGGTCAGTGGCATCTTTAAAATCTCTTGCCTTTACTGTCGATGCGGTTTCATCGTCAATATATTCCCCAAATGCTGCCATCCTGAAAGCGTTTACGGCTTTCGTCGATTTCATACCGGGTGGCATGTCAGCGTGTAGGCATGGATTTAGGCTTTCGCCACTGATTGCAGCGCCATTTGCAATAATGGCGGAAGCGATTTCCTTCTTTTTTCGGCTCGGCGCAATATTCCGACGCACGCCTTCGAACTCAAAAAGTACCGTTGCGGGATCGAGGTCTGTTCGAGCACTTGCGACAACAAACACGCGTCGGCGTCGTTGTGCCACTCCGAAGTATTGGGCATCAAGGATTCTCCAGGCCACCTTTCGCTGCGGTCCATAAATACAACCACACTGCGGCCACTTTGGAGCATGGCAACCGGTTTTGCCATCCCACCGCCAGAACGCGTTACTTTTTCCTGATTCAGGTCGATCACCTGGTTCAAATGGCGCATCTTCTCCAGCCAATCCGGCAAGGAAACATCCGAAGGCGTTATCTGCCGATGACAGGACTCCTGGGACATTTTCCCAGACGATAACTGTCGGTTTGAGGAAGGACTCAGACCGTTTGTCGTCAATTGCATTTGCAAGCTCCACATACTTCAAAGTTAGCGCGCCGCGTTCATCATCAAGCCCACCACGTAAGCCCGCGATACTGAATGCCTGACAAGGCGTACCCCCGACGAGCACATCAGGGGATTCGATTTCCCCAGCCAGGACTTTTTTGGCAAGTTTTGTCATGTCGCCAAGGTTGGCGACATGGGGCCAGCGGTGCGCAAGAACGGCAGATGGAAAAGGCTCGATTTCAGCAAACCACGCCGGACGCATACCCAACGGTTCCCAGGCAATACTCGCGGCTTCAATTCCACTGCAAACAGATCCATAGCACAGCTCTTTCACTGCTTAGCCTCTCCACCAAGGGCATTTACCAGAGCATCAACCAGGCACGAAATTTCACTGGTCAACAGGAAGAAATCTGCGTCCAGTCGCTGCGCAACATCTTCACTATCAATATCAGAGTTCTGCTCAAGCAATTCATCCGCAAATTTGACGCTGGTAAGGCTGAAGTTATGGTCCAGTGTAAATTTAATGCGGTTCTGCCAGTCGAGTGCCAACTTAGTAACGAGCTTGCCAGCTTCCAGGTGTGTGGAAATTTCATCGCTTCCCAAATCCTGCTTTTTCACTCGGGCAATACCGCCATCCTCAAGCACTGCCTTAAGTTCTGCCGCATCCCCCATTTGAAATCCCTGTGGAGCACTACCATCACGTACCCAGTCGGTCAGCGTTAATTCAATGGGATTTTCAACACTCAGGGGAACAACAGGAAGAGAACCCAGAGACTTACGCATAAGCGCGAGCATATCCTCTGCCTGCCGCGCGCTGGCATTGATATAGATACGTTTAGTTGAACCGTCGTAGATCGCCTGGATAACAGAAAACTTTGAAAAAGCCCGTGGCAGAAGAGAATGCAGAACTTCGTCTTTCAGGGAGTCCTTCTCTGTTTTCTTCAGTTTACGCGCTTGTTCTTGCTCAAGTTTTTCAATTTTTTCTTGAATAGCTCGCTGGATAACCGGCGGGGGAAGAATTTTTGTTTCGCGCTTTGCTTCAACAAGGATAAAACCATTTCCATGCATAGCGATAACTTCGGAATTATCACCAAATGGAGATACAAAACCGAACTTGGCCATATCCTGACTACCGCATGGCGTGAAAAGGATCATTTTCTTTTTATCTTCTAAGTCGGTCAGATCCGCCTCACGAGAAAGTTTATAAATAGTAATGTTTTTCCAGTGCTTAAACATGTTGTAACCCTTGAATATCAACCACAGAAAGCTCGTCTTTGTAGAAAAAGGCCAGGTTGTGGCACCCCCTCGTTTGAGCGTATGAGCTGGGACCAATTTCGTTCTTCCAGACAAATGGCTTCAAATCCGTACGGCGAAGCATAAAAACGCGATTTGTTCCGCTCTGATTCCCAATGAGGCAAAAGCCTTCTTTCACCTTGATAGCCTGCAAGTTGTCGAGTTCACCGCTGGTTACACGGCTATCGAACTCCTTGCGGCTTATTAGCTCCATCTGCATCTGACGACTCCAAACAAATGCCCATTGAAGGGCGACGGCTGAATGGTACCGAAAACACGACATAAAAAACAATATTTATTAGAGCAATTTTGCAATAAGTAAACGCCATGCAGACCACAAATAACCTAAGTTAAAATAACGAAAATCAGAGCAAATCATTGGTGATGACGTGGCAAGTATTGCAACAAAAGACAGCATTTGTTCGGGGCACGGAGGATTCCCATCCAGGCCTCCCGTAGAGAGCGAACCACTACTTAAAGTCAACGGAGTCGAAGTGTTAGTTGATGGTAAGCAATATGCACAGCATACCGATGGGAACAGCACGCACGGCGGGCAAGCTATATCAACCAGGGCATGGTTTACCGTCAACGGGAAAGGGATCGTATGCGTTGGTGATCCTGTTTCATGCGGCTCTACCGTTGCAGCCGGAGACGGCCTGGTTCAGGTAAGTTAGGAGATATCATGCTGGAAAAAGACTACCAGTTATCCGCATATAAAAAATTGGCCGCCGCCGGTGGGATGAAAACACCTGGTGCCATAACATCGGCACGAAACAGTGCTAACACAGCAAAACTGCTTGCAGAAGAATTGACCGGATTAATTCTGGATACAATTGTCTATCCCGACACTATTACCAGCTATGTTTCAACGATCAGAACAACCGCAACCGGTTTAACGAATATTGGAGGGCTGGCAACTCAGCACGCGGACCTGTTGGCTGGTTATGCTGATCTGTCAATGCTCCTTCAACTCGATATTGGTTGGGATGTTTACTGTCGTGCTAATGAACGAGAAGTTTCAGAACTGCCGATCTCTATTGCCATTGGTGATGTGACTATTACTAAATCGCTTGAGGACGCTGTAAACGCGCTTAATACATCAAGTTTAGTCGCTGCTATGGGGGAGATTAACCAGACCCTTAACACTGGCTCAGGAAGCTCGTCAGGCTCTGGTTCAGGCGGCGACACTGCCACTCCCCCACCAGCACTAACAGAAGAGCAAATTGAATCTCTGAAAGTAGCAACTGAACAGTTTGGGGTTGTTTTCAACCAGACAACAGCACCCACAACTGCGTTACAACAGCAGTATGAACGAGCGAATGAAAGCGCCAACGTAGCCATAACTGCTTATAACCATGCTATCGGTACCGCGCTTGCGGAAGCATCAGCAAATAAGGCCAGCACAGCCAGCGCAATCGCCGCTTTGGTTCCTGATTCTGTTCTTGATGAATTAAACAAAGCGGCACAGTAACAAAGGACTTCATTGATAATTTTTCTTCAGGAGGAAGACATGTCATTCTTTTCTACATTAAAAACAGCTTTGTCTTTGAAGGAGAAACTTGCTGCTACTGGTGTTCTTGTTCTGATTTGCGCACTTGTTGGTGCTGGGTTTGTATGGGAACGTCATCAGCTAAAGCAAGCCATCGAGAAAATTGGCAGTCTTGATCAGGCTGTTAAGGAACGTGATAAGTCAATAAAGGATCTTAACCAGACCATTGAGACGATGAACAAAGCAGAGCAACATTTTCACAGCCAGGAAGTGAAAAATGAATCAGAACAAGCCAAGTATGCTGACAGGCAAATGGAACGAAAAGCTGAAGTTCAGAAACAACTGGTTGCGGCGGGTAATGTTCGCCAGCGTATTCCTGCTGACACTCAGCGGTTGCTCCGGGAGTCGATCAGCGAATTTAACGCCGACGCCGACAAAGGTTAATCACCCTGCCCCCAAAAGTGCATTTATGTGCAGGATGCCAGAGTTTAGCAGTGAATATTTTGATGATCTGCCAGCCTATATCCTTGATACAGAAACGATGCTGATGGGGATTAACAGGAAGAATCGCAACGTTAATGATTACAACCGAGCTATTAGCGGTAACTAAAAGGGATTTTTATGTCTGATAAAGTAACAGTAAAGCAAACTATCAACAAAGCTACTTCAATCTACAAAATTGAGCAAATCACTGTTGGCAAGCCAGGACTGAACAATACCGTCGTGCTTTCGAGCTTGCCGATCAGCTTGGTTTAAAACACCCGGATTGCATTGAGCATGTATTTCCGACCTATGCTGATGAGCAATGTACTCATGTTCTTACCGAAGAGGATTTTTTCAGCACTGAAGAACGAGAAGGCGTTGATCGCTGCATTGGTGTAATTTGCTCTTCAGTGAGTTATGAGTTATTCCCTAATGTCCATGAAGATGGTGGTGTTGGATACCAATTCCTGTATGAAGGCGATGAGCTTAAATGTTATGAACATGGTCTTCTTATCGAAAGCGTAGAATAATATGACTTCCTTCCAACCGGCTTTGTTGGCCGGTTTATTCAACTTATCCACAGCATAGATCCAATAAACAGATCCTAAAGAGAACCTAGGAAGATCCAAAGAAGATCCCGGATCGCTGTAAGCCGCGCCATTTCTGGCCTGAAATGGGATCAACATTGACTATACGCGATTTTATGTTGACTGTGCACGATTTATTGTTGACTGCACGCGATTTATTGTTGACTATACGCGACAGAAACATTGACTGTACGCGATTTTAGAGCCTGACTATTCACAGTTGTTGATAACTGCAATCCAGATGACGCCAGGCCGCGCCACATATGGAGAAACCACGATGCCGGAAGAAAATAAAGGCTTCCTTAGCGTTGAAGAAGTTGCAGGAAATACAGGAGAAATCCACAGCCTGAAACCCAATAACAATAGCACTATACAACCCATCGCTTTGTTGCGCTTAGGTGTGTTTGTGCCAACCTTAAAATCTACCAATGTGGCACTACGTCGCGGATCGTCAGTTACTACAAACACAACGAACGCAACCGAAGAACTATCAAGCCTCAAAATTGTTGAGCAGGAAGGCTATGAGGGAATTGAAATACATGGTCCACGCCTGGATATGGATACTGATTTTAAGGTGTGGGTGGGCATAACCTCCGCGTTGTTTGACTACGCACCTGATGATGACGGCATAATCACCCTGCCATTCTCCGAGTTTGCCGATCGATGCGGCTATCCACGTAAGCGCCTTTCAAAGGCGTTCCGTAAAAGTATTGATGACTCTCTGACACGCATTCAGCAGACAGTTGTCAAATTCCGCTTCCCGGCGGCAAAAGGTCATCTCAATAACATTAACGTCAACTTGTTGGCATATAGCAGCCTGAATACCGAGCTTGATGTTATCGAGATCCAGCCGCAGAAACAGCTATCTGAACTTTACTATGTTGACTATAAGCGAATCCTGAAGCTGAAGATGCTGGATAAGCTTGGGCGCAAAGAGACGGCCAAGGTACTGTATACATTCTTTGAGGCTCTACCCGCCAACCCGGCACCTGTCAGCATTGAGCGCCTTAGAGCAAGGCTTAATCTCAAATCATCTGTTAGCGTGCAAAATAGCGTTATCAGAAAAGCCATGAAAGATTTAGAAGCTATTGAATATCTTAAATTTTCAGAGATAAAAAACGGCAGGAAAATCGGCTTCCAGATCCATAAGCGCAATCCATAATATTGACTATATGCGATAGCGAGAAGTTGACTATAGGCGACATTCATTGACGCTGGTGGATTTTTGCTGGAGTCAATATTCTGCAAGTCGCTATTGAGATGGCTTTTAGGGTCATTTCATCGCGTATAGTCAACGTTTCTCCCGACAATATCTTACATAGTCGATCTTTGGTGGAGTTAAATCGACTACAGTCAACTTTTGACTGTAGTCACATCGCGCATAGTCAACTATTCACATTAACCTTCGCGCATAGTCAACATTTGCGCGGTTCTCATCAAGCAGTGGTATTGATATGCAAGAAGAGAAACAACACTACCTCTACGTTCTGGTGCCAGAGAACGGAGATACTTTTAAAATCGGCATTTCATGTGGTCCATTGGCACGGTTTAAAGGGCTACAAGTGAGTCCCGATTTTGCGCTTTCACGGGTCTATCGTGGTACACGTTTGGCAATGGTTAATCTTGAGCGGGCTTTACACGCAACCTTTTTCCCCTGGAATGCGCCGTGGGAGAAAAGCGTCGGTGGCGGGCATACTGAATGGTTTACACGAGAGTGTCTTGATAAGGTTTTGGCTCATATCGAATATCTAAATGATATGTGGGGAGGGATTCTCGAGCGCATTAAGTCGAATGATTTACTTCAGCGTCCAGTAGATGCTGCTTGCTCTTTCGAAAAAGAGCTGGATGTTACTTCTATCGTGACTTTCAAAGATGACGCAGGAATGAGGGACGTGGCTTATGTCTCCATATCTGGCTATGAACCGGACGCGATCCGCGCTCAATGTGAATTGCTGAAAGCAATGTTTATGCTTCGGACTAAATATCCCTGGGATACAGGGCGGGTGTGCTTCCCTATGGAAGAGTTAACCGCCACCATTGATTCCCAGCTTTACCACGATAATCCAGAGAAGTTTTTTAGCCTTTTAGCCGGTAATGGGCTTAACTGTGTGTCCGGGCTGGGGCGAAGTAGAATCCAACATGCCTCGCTCTTCGGTCCCTTCTTTTACGATCGACACGGGTACTTTGAGGCTGAACTTCCGGCGCTTACGCGTGCTATAGATACTATCGATTTCGAACGATTATTCGCTGCTCTTAGCAAATAACACTGATGCCCCTGAACGGGGCTTTTTTGTGCCTTTCTTGTAACTCTCAATCGTGCAAAATGAACCAAACATGCAGAGAATGCTATGTACAAGCATCTACGCATACATTATTATTTTATGCAGCATTTTTAATTAAATTCAAAAATACAGCATAAAGGATGACTTTCGATGAGTGATTCCAGCCAGCTTCACAAGGTTGCTCAAAGAGCAAACAGAATGCTCAATGTTCTGACTGAACAAGTACAGTTGCAAAAGGATGAGCTACACGCGAACGAGTTTTACCAGGTCTATGCGAAAGCGGCACTGGCAAAATTGCCTCTACTGACTCGAGCGAACGTTGACTATGCCGTAAGTGAAATGGAAGAAAAGGGTTATGTTTTCGATAAACGCCCTGCTGGCTCTTCAATGAAATATGCGATGTCAATTCAGAACATCATTGACATATATGAACATCGCGGAGTGCCAAAATACCGGGATCGCTACAGCGAAGCGTATGTGATTTTCATCTCCAATCTTAAAGGCGGTGTGTCAAAAACTGTATCGACGGTTTCTCTGGCGCATGCAATGCGTGCTCACCCTCATCTTCTGATGGAAGATTTAAGGATTCTGGTTATTGACCTTGATCCGCAATCTTCAGCAACGATGTTTTTAAGCCATAAACACTCTATTGGTATCGTAAACGCAACATCTGCACAGGCTATGTTGCAGAATGTAAGCCGTGAAGAGCTGTTAGAGGAGTTTATTGTTCCTTCTGTTGTACCTGGGGTTGACGTTATGCCTGCGTCGATTGACGATGCCTTTATTGCATCCGATTGGAGAGAGCTGTGCAATGAGCATCTACCGGGTCAGAACATCCATGCTGTCCTGAAAGAAAATGTGATTGATAAGCTGAAGAGCGATTATGACTTTATCCTCGTTGATAGTGGTCCTCACCTTGACGCCTTCCTGAAAAATGCTTTGGCCTCGGCCAATATACTGTTTACACCTCTGCCGCCAGCAACTGTCGATTTCCACTCATCGCTTAAATACGTTGCCCGCCTTCCTGAGTTGGTGAAACTCATTTCTGATGAAGGCTGCGAGTGCCAGCTTGCGACTAACATTGGTTTTATGTCCAAGTTGAGTAACAAGGCAGATCATAAGTATTGCCATAGCCTGGCTAAAGAAGTGTTCGGTGGGGATATGCTTGATGTCGTCCTCCCTCGCCTTGACGGTTTTGAACGCTGCGGCGAGTCTTTTGACACTGTTATTTCAGCTAACCCGGCAACGTATGTTGGTAGTGCTGATGCATTGAAGAACGCGCGAATTGCCGCGGAAGATTTTGCTAAAGCAGTTTTTGACCGTATTGAATTTATCAGATCTAACTGAGGAGTAAGAAACCCCCATGTCAAAGAAAAACAGACCAACAATTGGGCGAACCCTTAATCCTTCAATATTAAGCGGATTTGATAGTTCTTCAGCCTCTGGCGATCGAGTCGAGCAGGTATTCAAGTTATCAACTGGTCGCCAGGCCACATTTATTGAAGAGGTAATACCTCCGAACCAGGTAGAAAGCGATACCTTTGTTGATCAGCATAACAACGGGCGTGACCAGGCATCTCTTACGCCAAAATCATTAAAAAGTATCCGAAGCACTATTAAGCATCAGCAATTTTACCCTGCAATAGGTGTTAGACGGGCTACAGGGAAAATTGAAATTTTGGATGGTTCCCGGCGTCGAGCTTCTGCCATCTTAGAGAACGTAGGGTTGCGGGTTTTAGTCACGGACCAGGAGATCAGCGTTCAGGAAGCGCAAAATTTAGCGAAAGACGTTCAGACAGCATTGCAGCACAGCATTCGAGAAATAGGTCTGCGTTTGATGCGAATGAAAAATGATGGGATGAGTCAGAAGGATATTGCAGCCAAAGAAGGGCTGTCTCAGGCGAAGGTCACGCGTGCTCTCCAGGCAGCGAGTGCTCCGGAAGAATTAGTCGCCCTTTTCCCTGTGCAGTCGGAATTAACCTTTTCGGACTACAAAACGCTTTGTGCTGTTGGCGACGAAATGGGGAACAAGAATTTAGAGTTTGATCAGCTTATTCAAAACATATCCCCGGAAATAAACGACATCTTATCCATTGAAGAAATGGCCGAAGATGAAGTTAAAAATAAAATCCTGCGCTTGATAACAAAGGAAGCCTCACTACTCACGGATAAAGGTTCTAAAGATAAGTCCGTAGTTACTGAATTATGGAAATTTGAGGACAAGGATCGCTTTGCAAGGAAGCGCGTGAAAGGCCGTGCATTTTCTTATGAGTTTAATCGACTTTCAAAAGAGCTACAGGAAGAACTCGACAGGATGATTGGGCATATCCTTAGAAAGAGCCTCGATAAAAAGCCGAAGCCTTAAACTTTCGCCATTCAAATTTCACTATTAAACTACTGTTTTTAAAGTAAATACATCTAAAATTTCAAGGTGAAATCGCCACGATTTCACCTTGGATTTTACCTTCCTCCCCTACTCCCGAAAAAAATAAAAAAATTGCTTGTCACGAGAAAGTCAACAAGTGACTTTCAATAAAATCTCTTCCGAAAAGGGATTCACACAAGTGCCTTGTGTTTAAGGAAGAGTAAATTGAGTAACTTACGCGAATACCAGAATCGTATTGCAGATATCGCAAAACGCTCTAAAGCTGTGCTTGGCTGGGCAAGCACTGCGCAGTTCGGTACTGATAACCAATTCATTAAAGATGATGCCGCGCGTGCCGCATCTATCCTTGAAGCTGCACGTAAAGACCCGGTTTTTGCGGGTATCTCTGATAATGCCACCGCTCAAATCGCTACAGCGTGGGCAAGTGCACTGGCTGACTACGCCGCAGCACATAAATCTATGCCGCGTCCGGAAATTCTGGCCTCCTGCCACCAGACGCTGGAAAACTGCCTGATTGAGTCCACCCGCAATAGCATGGATGCCACTAATAAAGCGATGCTGGAATCCGTCGCAGCAGAGATGATGAGCGTTTCTGACGGTGTTATGCGTCTGCCTTTATTCCTCGCGATGATCCTGCCTGTTCAGTTGGGGGCAGCTACCGCTGATGCGTGTACCTTCATTCCGGTTACGCGTGACCAGTCCGACATCTATGAAGTCTTTAACGTGGCAGGTTCCTCTTTTGGTTCTTATGCTGCTGGTGATGTTCTGGACATGCAATCCGTCGGTGTGTACAGCCAGTTACGCCGCCGCTATGTGCTGGTGGCAAGCTCCGATGGCACCAGCAAAACCGCAACCTTCAAGATGGAAGACTTCGAAGGCCAGAATGTACCAATCCGAAAAGGTCGCACTAATATCTACGTTAACCGTATTAAGTCTGTTGTTGATAACGGTTCCGGCAGCCTACTTCACTCGTTTACTAATGCTGCTGGTGAGCAAATCACTGTTACCTGCTCTCTGAACTACAACATTGGTCAGATTGCCCTGTCGTTCTCCAAAGCGCCGGATAAAGGCACTGAGATCGCAATTGAGACGGAAATCAATATTGAAGCCGCTCCTGAGCTGATCCCGCTGATCAACCACGAAATGAAGAAATACACCCTGTTCCCAAGCCAGTTCGTTATCGCGGCTGAGCACACGGTACAGGCGGCGTATGAAGCACAGCGTGAATTTGGTCTGGACCTGGGTTCCCTACAGTTCCGCACCCTGAAGGAATACCTGTCTCATGAACAGGATATGCTGCGTCTTCGCATCATGATCTGGCGTACTCTTGCGACCGACACCTTTGACATCGCTCTGCCGGTTAACCAGTCCTTTGATGTATGGGCAACCATCATTCGTGGCAAATTCCAGACTGTATATCGCGACATTATTGAGCGCGTTAAATCTTCTGGTGCGATGGGGATGTTTGCTGGTGCTGATGCAGCATCTTTCTTCAAACAGTTGCCGAAGGATTTCTTCCAGCCAGCCGAAGACTATATCCAGACTCCGTATGTTCACTACATCGGTACCCTGTTCGGTAACGTGAAAGTGTACGAAGTACCTGCTGGTATTTGTAAGAACTTAACGACAGAGAACATTCAGTTCAGCTCGATGGATGTGCTGTGCTACGTCCGTGATGAAAATCCGGGTAAAGCAGGCTTCGTGACTGGTGATGCTGTCCCGGCCATCCCGTTCCAGCATCCGACCACTCCGGCGCTGGTCAACCGTACCACGCTGTGGGGTTCGGCTATCAACGATATGCACCCACGCAACGGCGCTGATTACTTCACTCGTGTAACGCTGACAATGGCCAAAAAAGGCGGGCTTAACTTCATTAGCGGCGACACGATTGATGCCGGTGACTCTGAGTAATCAGGGGAAGCTCTCCGTTTAACATAGCGCCCCCGCGCGGGGCGCATAACAGGGAAAGTTATGTCTCAATATTCAATTCAACAGTCATTAGGTAATGCATCCGGCGTCGCGGTTAGCCCGATCAATGCCGATGCGACGTTATCTACCGGTGTTGCATTAAATAGCAGCTTGTGGGCTGGTATTGGCGTATTTGCGCGTGGCAAGCCGTTTACTGTTCTTGCGGTTACTGAGTCCAATTACGAAGATGTTCTTGGCGAACCGCTGAAGCCGTCTTCCGGCTCACAGTTTGAACCAATTCGCCATATGTACGAAGCTATTCAGCAAACGTCTGGTTATGTTGTCCGTGCTGTTCCGGATGATGCGAAGTTCCCGATTATTATGTTCGATGAATCAGGCGAACCGGCTAACAGTGCGTTGCCATACGGTTCTGAAATTGAACTTGATAGCGGCGAAGCCTTTGCTATCTACGTTGATGATGGTGATCCGTGTATTTCACCTACCCGTGAGTTAACCATCGAAACGGCAACAGCGGACAGCGCGGGTAATGAACGCTTCCTCTTAAAACTGACCCAGACGACTTCGCTCGGTGTGGTAACGACCCTGGAGACACACACTGTGTCTTTGGCGGAAGAAGCGAAAGATGACATGGGCCGCTTGTGTTATCTGCCTACGGCTCTGGAAGCCCGTTCTAAATATCTGCGTGCGGTTGTTAATGAAGAGCTGATTTCTACAGCGAAAGTAACAAATAAAAAATCGGTGGCATTCACTGGCGGTACCAATGGCGATCAGTCGAAAATCTCAACCGCTGCTTACCTGCGTGCGGTTAAAGTGCTGAATAATGCGCCGTACATGTACACCGCTGTTCTTGGCCTGGGCTGCTATGACAATGCGGCTATCACCGCATTAGGTAAAATCTGTGCAGATCGCCTGATTGATGGCTTCTTTGATGTCAAACCGACATTAAGGTACGCAGAAGCACTAACAGCTGTTGAGGGTACCGGTTTACTTGGTACCGATTATGTAAGCTGTTCTGTCTATCACTACCCGTTCTCCTGCAAAGACAAATGGACCCAATCCCGTGTGGTCTTTGGTCTGTCTGGCGTGGCGTATGCGGCGAAAGCTCGTGGCGTCAAGAAAAACTCTGATGTCGGCGGTTGGCATTACTCACCGGCTGGTGAAGAACGTGCCGTCATTGCTCGTGCGTCAATTCAACCGCTGTATCCGGAAGATACCCCGGACGAAGAAGCAATGGTCAAGGGCCGTCTCAATAAAGTATCTGTTGGCACCTCTGGCCAGATGATCATCGACGATGCTTTAACTTGCTGCACGCAGGATAACTATCTGCACTTCCAGCACGTCCCATCCCTGATGAATGCAATCAGTCGTTTCTTTGTCCAGTTAGCCCGACAGATGAAGCATAGCCCGGACGGTATTACTGCGGCTGGCCTGACTAAAGGGATGACCAAACTTTTAGATCGCTTTGTCGCCTCCGGCGCTCTGGTGGCTCCTCGTGATCCCGATGCTGACGGTACAGAACCGTATGTGCTGAAAGTTACGCAGGCGGAATTCGATAAATGGGAAGTAGTCTGGGCCTGCTGCCCGACTGGCGTAGCCCGTCGTATCCAGGGCGTACCGCTGCTTATTAAGTAAGGGAATACAATGAGCAAAAACTTTTTTCAATCCGGGGCATTTTTGGGGAATGGACTGTCCCGTTTCGCTTTGAACTCTGATCCTGTGCAGCTGATGGAGTCTGCCCGAGCAAGCGCCGAACCGCCAACAGATCCGGTTATTAATAATAATCCGGAACCGGCGGCACAGACTAACGATAACGTTCCATCTGCCCCGGCTCCAGAGCAAATCCTGGAAGGGAAAGACGGTAAAGAATGGACCGTCGAACAGGCGCACCAGATGATTCTGGAAGCTGCAAATCGAAGTGCTATGCAGAATGCGTTGAGTGATGCGGCCGACGCCGTTTTCTCCTGGGCTGATAGCGGTGATCTGACTTTCGACTCCCTTGATGGTTTCGTTCAGGCTATCGCTGGTATCTCTGATGACGACGACTCCGAAGTTACAGAAGAACAGGACGATGCCTATAACGAAGCATGGGCAAATGTTGCTGACTTCCTCGCAGCATGCGGTGTAGATGATGACCTGATCGAAGCACTGGCTGACGATGAAGACGACGACGCTGCTGCTGATGTTGGTGCCTCTATCGCTGGTTTAGATAGCGACGACCGCGACGAACTGGAAGCGGCGTTTGTTGTTGCTGGCACTTCTGATGAAATGCTGACTGAAGCATTTAAGAAGGTTGTTCGTAACGGTGAGATCAAACTCATCCGTAAACGCCTGCGTAAAAAACGTCTGACTGCGGCTCAAAAATCGGCGCTGAAAAAAGCGCGTCGAAAAGCCCAGACCGGCGCGGCAAAACTTGCCCGCAAAAAGTCAATGAAACTGCGCCGTAAGCGCCTTGGCTAAAGGAGGAGGCCGGAGAACTCCGGCCTTTAACTTGAATGGCACCTATACCTTATGGGGTTTACAGCCAGGCTGACGGTGTATCGCCATTTCTGAAAGTTACTTTAACGAACTCTCAGTACCAGGTTACCGGATATATCAGCCAGGGAGCGGCAATGAACATGGCCCAGAATTGGGAAGCGCCGTTTACCGGTATGTCCATGGGATCTGTTTCTGGTGCTCTGGGTGGTTTTGTGCAAGTAGGTACTGAAACAACGTCGGTTGCCCGTTGGAATAGCTTAATGGTTTGGGAAGGGGGGACTCCGCCGACGTTCACGCTGCCTGTAACTTTCATTGCTTTGAACAATCCATTCATTGAAGTTTCAGGCGCTATCGCCGCGTTGACAGCCATGATTAGCCCGGAACTAAAAGCGGCCAATGTTGGTGGTCGAATCCCGGAGCGCGTGACGCTAAACATTGGTCGCCGGATCAACATCACCGATGTCGCCATCCAGGACTTAAGTTTTGATCTCGATGCGCCAAGGGACAGTAATGGATATTTCCTGAAAAACACCGTCAACCTCCAGTTGACCGGTTCTTCGATATATAACAGCTCCGATATTGTTCGGGCGTTCCAGTAAAAGGATTTTATATGGGGCACAATAACACTAAGGGAAACCGTAAATTTATTAAGGGCCGCTATACTGCCAACGCGGCCAAAGGCGAACGACTGGTATCTTCTGAATTCCAGCTCACTTTTGCAGGCCATGAAGATATCAGCGTACTGGTTCGCACGTCGCAAATCCCTGAAATGACACGCGAGGATGTGGAGGACTATGGTCCGAATGGTGTGAAGTTCAACCAGCACGGACCAATTCGAAACTCTGGGGAAATCCAGGTCCAGTGCGTGGAGACTATCGAAGGCGATATTCTTCAGTTCATCAAGGATCGCATTGCGGCGAAGGACTATGTTGATATCACGATGGCTGCTACCCCTGAATCCAAATCTTCCGGGGTTAACGCTGTGACAAAAGCTGCTACAACAATTGAAATGTTGGACTGCAAAATCTACAGTGATGCAATCGACTTTAGTACCGAAGATGTGACTGCCGCTGTGCGCCCGTCACTTCGTATCGTTTACAACTGGATTGAGTGGGATTAAGAGTCATCCCTTGTATTTTAAAGCTCCTTCGGGAGCTTTTTTTATAACTATTTTATATAAGAATGCATCGATAACATTGTCTTGAGTTTTATGTTAGATTATTAATGTTCTAATAAACTACAATTATTGAGGTAGATGTTTGTGCCTGTACTGTTAAAGGGGGACTCTAAAATGGCTGTGATTCCAATGTCGTACTCCCCGGGTACTGTCGCTCGTCGATTTTCGATCCTGGACGGAGTTACCATCCAGGGTGTGCTTTACCAGGTTATATGGGATTCCAAAACCCCATTTGCAGCTGTAATAGAGGCTGCGCCTTCTGTTATCGATGGTGATATGCGCCATAAGGTTGTCGCTACTCTTGAACTTCAACGTCGCCCGCAGCTTGAAGGCGTACTGGTAAGGAAGTTCTGGGAGGATAGCGATGTTGCCCAGATTGAAGGTATCGTGGTTGATGGAACCGTCCGGGATGTCGGTTTAGCTACTTTTGTTTACGAAACCGTAGCCTCAAAAGCTGGTGTTGTTTTGCTCAGTGATAATGAGCAATACGAAGGTGGAAAAGCTCTTTGGCAACACATCGCCCGTCGCTCTTCCGAGCTAAAAGTGTTTATCCTCGACACCGATGCCGCTCAGTATTACCCGTTTGACGGCGAACGTGTTTGCTATGACGGGGTAAGTATTCCTGAATCCGAGATATGGAGTGAACACCCAGATCGAAGTAAGCATGGGGTTGTTCTGGTCGCTGAATCCATAATTGGAAAGGCGGCATAGCAGTAAAAAATTCCTTGCTCCTAAAAAGGGGAGAGGGCTAATCTACGTATGCTAAGCATAGATATGGCCTCAGATTAATGTTAAGCGTCTTGCAGGACGCGTAATGTTATCTGGGGCTTTCTTCTATCTGCTTGTCGGGTAATGCCTGAAGCAGATAGCCTCAAGCACCCGCAGCGATTGTATCAATGTCTGGCTTTTTTTCTATAGAAATCACCTGGAAGGGTGAATATCCACATCAGAAGAAATGTTGCAGCAAACATGATCCCTAATGGCCAGACCGCGCCAAAGAAAATCCATACTAAGATCTCCTCTGCTCGTTCTTTGCGGTCGATATCGACAAGCATTTTTCGGCTGATCATGTATACACAGAAGCCAATACAAACATATCCTGCAAAAGCGATCGCTAACTGTAAAAAATCAGATTGCATCTCCGACCTCAAACTGAAAACGCCAGGTGACTCCAGATTAGAGCAATCTATCACCCTCTGAATCCTGCCGGTATACCCCATTTTTCGTTATCTTTATTTTTGGCTAAAACCGCATTAAGAGCTTCGTTTACCGTCATGCAATGCGGCAAATTATCGAAGTTTGATACCCCGCCAATATCAGGAGAACGCTTGTTCTTCAGGTAAGCATATTTCCGCGCTGCCGCCTCTACTTTCTGCTTGAACTCATGTTTTTGTGCGCGTTTTTTGGATAACCGCAGATTGTCAGCCTTTGCTTTTGTCTCAGCGATCCATGAAGTCAATTTTTTGAGTCTGCTCGTTCCGGCACCGCCGGAAACTGATCTTTTTGTTTTTTTAACTTGTGACTTCTTATTCTTTATTGCCACGTCATCCTGACAGGGGGAGGGGGTATCATTTTGACATGGGGGTGTGGATAAAAAATTAAATAAAGCCAATGTCTTAGCGAGAACAGCTTTAACCTTGGTTGCCGCTGAAGAGATCTTTAATTTGCTTTCAATCAGCGCATTTTTGGCTTGTTGTGCGAAGGCCAAAAAGGATGGTGTAAACCGGTACAGGTTAGCGCGACGTTCACGGTGATCGCCGATAACAATCTCTACAGACAGGATTCCTTTGTTTACAGCTTCACGGAATGCACGAACGACGGTTGATTGGCTATAACCAGTTTCTGCCGCGATCAGGCGGTGAGGCTTGTGAATGAAGTATTCACTGGTTGTTGCCGCGAGATTTGCACATTGCGACAGGATATGCCCGGCGCTACGGGATAGACCGGAGTGTGTTACAAAGCAGGCCAATTCATAGCCAGAAAAAGTAAAATCGCTCATCGTTATACAGCTCAGGAAAGTGACTTTAGCCAGCATTACAATGCTGGTGGTTCTTACTACGTCTGTTAGCGCGTTGCCGCGACAGGTACCAGCACACCAGCATCAAGCAATCGCTTCATCAGCCACTGCTGACCTTTGCCGGTTATACGAGTCGTGAAAGAAATCCTGCTTCCATTGCTTGTATCGATCACGGTTTCTTTAAGGGTGAAATACCCACGGGATATGTATTCTTGTTTGGGGACGTTCCTGCGTTCACCGGTTGCGATCAGAATTCCGTTATCACGCAACCAGGTGAAGAGATAGTTTTGGCCCAGGCCGAGCACTTTGGCATAGTTGCCGATTAGAACCCCGCTGGCGGTAGCAACGCGTTCAGCGAATTCGACTTTAGGTGCATCCATAAGCATTTTTTGCTCCAGCCGTTGCTTTTGCTCTGCCAGGTCGGCAGCCAAACGGAGAGCTTCAGGGAGACTCTGCGGAATAGCAGGTTGTAATCTTCCGGTTCGATAGTCGATAAATGTCTGGTTTACCTTCAGCCGAAACGCGGGAGAAATCCAGCCTGCGTACTCCACAGCGAGCAATTCATGGGCAAAAGTGCCGCCGCCACGGCCTTCGAACGAAACTATGCAATTCTGCATAGTTTCTTTTTCAAGCTCTTCGATGAGCTGTTTAGCTGACAGCGTTCTTAGCCATTGAGCTGGCGCTTTATGGGCACCGAGTCCGCTCGCTCTGTGTAGAGCATTAAGGTTGTAACGGCCAGCGCGGTCGGTCGTAATTTCAACACCACAAATAACGGGCAGAGTGGTTGAAGGATCGACATTTTGATGAAGGTTTGATATATTCATATCCGCATTGAATGTTTGTTGCATTTTTTCTCCAAATTTGCATCAACCTTCAATCACCAGCTCGAAATGGTGATTCTTTGCACTTAGAAAACGAAATTTATTAGAGCAAATTTTTCTGGCTCGATCCAGATCGGGTTGGACGATCTGCTCAGAAACCTGCCAGTTTGCTGGCAGGTTTTTTTCTTTTGTTAACCTATTGCTACTGGTTTTAACAAACCAGCATCAAGTAGCTTGCGAGTTAACCACTGCTGGCCTTTACCCGTTAATTGGGGCGTCAGCCGTATCTGGTAGCCATTTTCATCATCCAGCACCACTTCTTTCACCGTGAAATACCCGGCGTTAATGTACTGCTGGCGCGGTACGTTTTTGCGCGCACCAAAAGCCATGAGAATGCCGTTCTGGCGCAACCATGAGAAAAGGGCGTTTTGCTTAAGTCCAACGACCTTTGCAAAGTTCCCGATCAGGATTCCATTAGCCACTGATACCCGGTCGGCAAAATCGACTTTAGGGGCTGCGGCCACCAGCTGTTGTTCCAGCTGCATTTTCTGTTCTGCCAACTCGGCAGCCAGGCGTAGAGCTTCTGGTAATGTTTGGGGGATCGATGGGGCAGGGGAGTTTGCCTGCTGCAATTCTTCCAGTTTGTCGATCAGCGAACGGCGGACCGCTTTTGACTCGCGCGCGGCGACTCGCAGGGCTTGTTTGTAGGTCATGGTGATGACCTCAAAAGAGCGCCCAGCCCTTGTGCCATGGGATTTTGCACTTTTTGTGTAAAATTCACCTTCAAGTTCATCGAGTATTTTTTCGATGAATTTATTGTTTCTAACCTCTGGTTCTCCACATAACTTGCGTGCCTCATTGACCATCTTCAACAATGTTTGGCTGTCGATTGTGTCTCCGGTGTTGGGGATGATATTCACGGCTGGTGCTGGCGTAGCTGACGTAACAGGTGCTGTTTTTTCAACATTCAAATTATTACCGGTCATTCTATGTGCCTCCTTTCTTATTTCTGCTGCCACTGTTGCGTAACGTAGACGTCCTTGTTCAATCAAATAATCCCTGATCTCGGCTATCAGTAGCCTGTTGATCACAGCCTTATCTGTTCGGGTATAAAAACGCCTGGTTATCATGAAATAGTTAGCAATTGCGCCGGGGATCTCCCGTGTCGGCATACAGGCAGTATGCAAAGCGATCGCTTCGGCTATTTCATTACGGGTGACGAGAGGTTTTTTCATAAACCCCCCTGAACGTCGGCAGAGAAGGGGAGGTTCCAGTAACTAAGTGAATTGCGCGAGTTAGTAGAAAAACGGGCAGTAAAAATGCAGGGGCCATCAGGCAATTGAGAGCGTGCTTCGTCTTCAGTTGCTGCGATAACGAAGTGATAGTGGTGTTTTTTACAGGAATAGAAACGCCAGATGAATTCTGGGCGTGTGCAAGGATTGGCATTAACCATAGTTACGGCCTCACTAACAGGTTTAACAACCTGCTACCCGCTGTCAAACAGGTGGCAGGACGTGACAGGGTTGACAGACTGGCGTTAGTGAAACCAGCAGGCCGAAGCCTCCCCATCACGCCCCACCATAATTCGGGCGTAACGCGGTTTACGGACACAAAAATACCGCAATATCGGAAATCTGCGGTTGTCCGCACTAACATTCAGGCTGTCAAACCCGGTCGCAGAATTTGCTACGACGGTGGAACTATAAGCCTGAACGATTAAAAGGTCAATATGATGCGAAAAGATAGCATTCGCGACTTAAAAATACAAATTTATTAGAGCATTATTTGTTTAATAAATACACAGTTGGATCTAATAACCTCTTTTTTTTAAAGGCGAAAATATGTACCCTAAATGAGTTATAAGGCAGGTGAGGTTATAATGAGAAAACTATTACTACCGTTATTATTTATGGCTGGGACTGTTAATGCAGCATCAAGCGTAAAGGAGATTTGTACCGATTATACGAAATACCTTGGGCACGTTTACGCCTTTGCGATCAATGACTATTAATCCATGCGTAGGAGTGGATTTATGCTGATTCGTTTTTTTTTAGTGCTTTCCTTTTTAACATTTAATGTTTTTGCTGATGAAGTTGACTTTTCGAAGGTAGATTGCAATTCAGTGGAAACAAGAAAAGCTCTTATTGAAGAATATAACGAAATATTATCGTCATATGGAATAACAGTGGTTGATTCTTATAATCAAAAAACTATTCAGAAAGGAATAAATAAACTGGTCTGTTATGGGGTTTACCAATATTCAGATGGCTCTTCGGAGTATGTTATTTATAAAGCATACCCAAATAGTCTTGGTGAATTAATTAGTGAGTTTAAACCGATTAATGAGTGAATGGAAAATGAAATTATTTAATGTAATAACATTTTGTTGTGCTATTTTTGCTGGAAGCGCGATAGCTGATAATAAATTGCCAGATTGGCTTTCTACCTCAAAGAAAGATTATGATTTAGTAAGGGCATTCTATTTGTCTGGATTTGCTTCGAAAGCAATGAACAATCAATTTGGTTATCATTTGCCATCTGAGTTGGTTAATGATTTTAAAGATAATGAATTTGCTGCTCAGGAAAAATGGAACACAATTCCAATTGTGTATGGTGAAATAAAATCCATAAGAATGGTGAATAATAAACCAATTGTAGAATTATTTACTCCAGGGGAAAATGCAACGCCAAATTGAAAATATTGGATTCAAAGCAAGACTCTCTGTTAAAACTAAAAAAAGGGGATGATATATATGCAGTGTGCTCCGGTGCTAATTTTAGCTTAGTGCCAATTCTGAGCAACTGCACTCCTGCAACAGACGTCATTGATGCTGCACTCTCTTTTTCTGGTGAATATATGTTCCCTGCTTTTGATTCTTTTTCGCCTACTAAGCAAAACGTCAAATATATATTCACAAATCAAGATCCTGT